TTAAAGGTCGCGCCCATTATCCCTGTGTTTTTCAGGAGGTGTCCTTGCGTTCTGCTCCTGCATTCTGACCGCGATGATTTCCCCTTGGATTTCGACGAATTTCTCCGGATGTTCAAACTGCCTGCGGTATTTTTCCATCAGTTCGGGCGGCAGGTCTTTGAAGTCATCTTCGCTTAATCCGCAAACAAAAAAGGTTCCGCACATGATGTCGGTCATTTTTCCCCGGTCGTCATAAATTGCCCGGTTCATGGAAAGACCGTCGAGTTTACCTTCCTCGTTGCATACAATGGCAACCGGGTCATCATACGGGTAACAGGCTTCAATGTACCCGCCGACAACCTGTTGCATATCTTCCAGACGATTGCCTATATCCGCCTCACAAGCGGTTTTTCCCGGCTCGACAAGTAATACTTTCATAAATTTCTACGCTCCTTCATAATGTTTTTCCGTTGTATGGGTTGCTGGTGGCATTTGTAGCCTCATCATGGATCATGCCCGTAGAGAGATTAGGGCTGTGCATATGACCTTCGGGATAATGGCTTTGCCTGCAACATTGATCTTTCAATGCCTTAATAGGTTTGTGATCAAAGCCCGGTATCTCTCGCATCATCCGCTCGTATTCAATCATTTTTCCTTCTGTGAAATTCACCTGACAATCACCCGCTTCCTAAAATGGGTATAAAAAAAGCCCTCGTTATCTGAGAGCGGAAGCCGTAGTCTTTTAATATATCCATACACTATCGCTCCTGTTCCTTCTGGCGCTTCTTAAACCAGCCTTCAAGCAACTGGATGATCAAATCTTCCTTTTGCTTTTCGGAATAGCCTTTGGGGAAGAAGTGCTCTATGCGTTCACGCTGAATATGGAATTTTTCTTTCTGGTTGGGCTTTTCTTCGGTAAGGATGGAATAAATAACATCCGCGTTAAGCCTGCCCTCCTGACTCAACTTTTTAATCCTCTGCGCCTGCGCCAAAGACGGGGTACATTCCTCTGCCTCCATCGTTTCGTAAAGGCTTTGTTGTTCATTTTCGGCCAAGTATGAGATTTCCACGGCTGGATTGAACGCGATCTTTTTTTCATCAACCATTCCGAGAATAGAAGGATTCAGATCAGTCAAGCGGATATATCGGCGCAAGGTATCTCCGCTGATGTTTGCTTCTTTCGCAACGGCATCATCGCTTCTAAAATTCGCCGCAACTTGCGGCGAATTAATACTTGGTCTACCGGCTTTCCTTTTTATAGCCTCCAGCTTCATTTTATAGGCAAAGGCTTTTTCGCTCGGAGATATGTTTTCGCGTTGCAGATTGCTGTCCACCATACTTATGATGGCTTCATCCCTATCAATATCGCGGATAATGCAGGGGACTGTTTCTTTCCCTACAAGCTCGCTTGCCTTTTTTCTCCGGTGTCCAGCAATCATTTCATATCCGCCGTCAGCTTTCGGGCGAACAACGCAGGGGATTATTACTCCATATTGCTTTATACTTTCAGCCATTTCCATCATGGCTTCATCTGCTTTTACTTTAAAGGGATGATTGGGAAAATCGCTGATTTCCGATATAGGAATATCCATCACCTTTTCGCGCTGCTCCTCGGCGCGGCTTTCCTGCGTTGAAAATAGATCATCTACCGATGTCAGCTTGATGCTGTCGCGTGCGCTGCTTTTCGCCGCCAATGTCCTGCACCTCCTTTGTCATTGCTTGATAGGCTTTTGCAACGATCCCGTTCGGATCGTGCGCAAAAATGCTTTTACCTTGGGCGCTCGTTTCTGCTGCACGTATGGAGAGTGGTATTTCGGTGTTGAAAACGCGCAGCTTTTCACCATAATCGCGGCGCAATACAAAGGAAATATCTTTTGCAAAATTCGTGCGATTGTCAACCATTGTGATTAAAACACCGTCAATAGTCAGCTTTGGATTAATATTACGCCTAACGCGAGCGATGGTTTGTAGAAGCTGCGTCATTCCTTTTGCGGGCAGGTAGTGGGACTGGACGGGAATGATTACGCTATCGGCGGCGGCAAGGGCATTGATAGTCATCATACCCAAACTCGGCATACAATCGATCAAAATATATTCGTACTTGTCTCTGACCGAATTGATGTAGTTGCGCAGAATCGTTTCACGGCTCATGGTATTTACGAGGGTCACTTCGATTGCGGACAGCTCAATATTACCCGGCATGAGATCAACGCCCTCCGCATGGTGTAGGATACCTTCATCTGGCTCATAGGGTTCCTCCATCATGATCTTGGTCAAGATCGTTGCCAATGAGATAGGGAGATTGTCCGGCTCCTTATATCCTAAAGAATCCGTCAGATTCCCTTGCGCGTCCGCGTCAACCAACAATACGTTTCTGCCCTGTCCCGCAAGTCCGATACCCAAATTGACCGCCGTTGTCGTCTTGCCAACACCGCCTTTTTGGTTGGCGAGGGCGATTACTTTTGACATTCTGTTTCCTCCTTTCATATATAAAAAGACGCTTGCTTTTTTGGATAAAAAGCAAGCGGCTCATTTATTTTACATTGTTATTGAAGCAAAGATTGTGATGGGTTTGATGTGGTTAAGCAATAAATATATACATATGTACTAAGAGAAATGATAATATGTACTAAGACGGACGCTTTTTTCGGAGCATATTGCGATGCCTTTATCCATCGGCTTTTTAGCTGAAAAAGCCTCGAAAAGTCCCATTTCATGCGGGTTTCAGAGTAATTCAAATAGGTTTACAACAAACTATTTGGGGATAGAGCGGCATGGCCCTCGTCTGAATGGGGTTCAAGAGGCCGGAAGTTCAAATCTTCTCACCCAGACCAATAAACCGCCTGAAATAGGCGGTTTTTAATTTGTACCCATATAAATATATGTCTAAAAATAATAAGAAAACATGCGAAATTTTAACCATAAGTATCAAACAAGTATCTCATAAGTAGTTTCGATAATCGATAATTTTTAATAAAAAAAGACGCCCCATAAAGGAGCGTCTTTTAGCATAACACGGGCAGCTGCCACCGGTGTACGGAATTAGTTAAATATTTTTGGGCTTCCGAATTTGCGCCACGGTGATTTAGCCTTTTTCTTGCCGGTGTCGTGATTGATGATAATATGATCATTCAGCTTTGCCACCTGCGCGCCATAGAAAGCGCCTGCGGCTTCCCATGTATACCCCGCGCCGATGTACATGCCCACGTGCGGGATGCCGCCTTTGATGTATTCAAACACCAGATCGCCCGGGCGCAGCGCTGCTTTTTTAATAGCCTTGCAGTATGAATGATATAACCCGCTGGCCGTAGTATCAAATGATGCAGCTACATATTTCAGGAACCGCCATACGCCTATCACAGATCCGGAGCAATCGCCGCATTCTATCTTTTTGCCCTTATTGATTGCATTGGTAATGCATTTTATCAAGAATGCTTTTTTCCCGCCGCTAAAATACGCCGGGCGTGCCTTCGCGCGGGCCTCCACATAAGCGACTGTCGGCACGTTTACCTTGAGATTGGTGTTGAACAGGTTTGCCCCGAAAACATATATTGTCGTAGGCCATACATGCTTCAACGCTTCCTGCACGGCGGCAATTCGCTTTTTGCTTTCATCCTGCAAATCGGCATTGACAAGCGCAAGTATCGTTTTGTCGATATCCGGATATTTCGCCGTGTCAAGATACTGCACGATCACCTGCGCTGGTGTCGCTGGCTGTTTTGCCAGATATTCAGCATACGCCTTATCGAGCGCCCATGATGTTTCGCTTCCTATCTTTCCGTCAACCTGCAATGCCTTGCCTTTTTTGTTGACATGCGTTTTCTGGAAAGCAATTGTCGCGTCCTTGGAATCGTCCAGGAAGCGATTGTGCGTAAATGATTTTAAATACCCCAAATAAAAAAGGATCTTCTTATATTTAAGAACATCCTCGCCATGGCTGCCGTATTTAATTAGCATACTTATTCACCTTCTTTGGCCGCTGCCGTTTCGGTTTCATCCACAGCGGCGGTTTCATCCGTTTCTGTGTCATCCTCGCTTTCAACGTCATCTGTACTGGTTTCTTCTGCATCCTCGCTCTCTTTATCCAATCCGATGCGCTTCAGTATGGTCTGTTTCAATGTCTGGTTCAGCCCCACTGCCGCCCAGCCTGATACTCCACCAATAATTATACTTTTTACATCATAACCAACGAGGAAAGCACCCAGCACAGCGCCGACAATCAACGCCACCACCGGTATAATCCAATCCGGTATTTTCGGAATAGTTTTTATGATCGCACAGATCACATATACCGCCAAAAATACCATCAACCCTTTTTGCATGATCAACGTCACCACGTCTACGCTTTCATCTGCCGCAAAGGCGATCACCGGCATAAACACCACGATCATGCAAAGCACCGCCATCAGCAGCGCCAATACTTTTGTTTCTTTTTTCATAGATATAAAACCTCCAATTTTATTTTTATTAAAAATGCCTATAAGCGGTGCTCAAGGCATTCTTTACGGTATTTTGTAATGCGAATTTTTGCATCTTTACATGGGCCGTTTTGTCCCAAAGAAATAGCGGCGTCTATGGCCGCTTCTGATGCATCCAGCATGATGCTGTTTTCCTCTTTTCGCATGTCGAGTGTAACTTTTATTTTTTGTATATCCTGCTGAACTTCCGTAATGGCTTTGTTCGGTTTTCGATTGATTATGCGTTCGAGTACAACAAGCCCCGTCAGCAGATACGATGCCATTTCACCAATATCCATATTACGTATACCTCCTGGTTAAGCTGCCGGATATTCTAACGTTGCAAAGGAAACGCTTTTGTTTCCTGAGGTTGTCCATGCGCCACTTGCTGCTGCTTTATAAAAATTTATAATATTTGATGCAGAAGATATATTGCAATTTCCATATAGGCTTGTTCCGTTATCAATGGCTTGGCAGAAATTGTTCCAAAGCCCGCTTGTAAGCGTTATGGCTGTGGCGGGTCCGGTTATAGTCAGCGTATTTGCATTGCTTGTACCATTATTTGGCTGGCGTATGAAGCATTTACACATGTTTCCAGTGAACAAATATTGATATACGCCGCTGGCCGGATTTGACGAAAAGCCGCCTATTGTCGGAGTCCAATTGAGCATCCCAGGCCAGCCGGAAGGGTTTGCAGCGTTTGAAAATCTTGGCACCGTAATTGCGGCACTTGTGAGCGTATAATCTGCGTTTTCATAGATTGTTACTGTAGTTAAATCCGTTCCCGCATTATATGAGGTTGCGCTTGCGTAAAAATATTTTGAGCCAGATTGGTTTAAATAAATCTTTGTTCCTTTTGAAATAATCCCGTTATAATTTCCGGATACAGTAAAGGATGTTGCAGATACATAAGTGCACTCCGGAAGCGTAATCCATGCTAAATCATAAAGTTCTGCAAAGTTTGCATTAACCTTTTGCATAGCGCCCACTATCGTATCAATCGGCGCAGTCGTGTTTATTGCTTGTCTCATAATTAACCTCCAAAATATTTGTAATAAATAAGCCTTTAGGCATTATGTTTTGAGTAGAAGCACATCGCGCTTGATACTGCCTATTGAGTCTGATAGTCTTTCAGCGGCGCTTAGTATTTCGATTTTATTATTTTCAGGGTTTAAAAAGTCAATTTCTATATGTGTTATTGCATACTGGATGTAATTTCTTTTGTCTTTATATGCTCTGACAATACTGCCCGGCGCAAGGTTTTCATCGTCAATAACGCCGTCAAATCCGTAATAATGATTAAGCACGCCGTTTTCTACTTTTGCCTGATCGGTGATCTTTTCGAGATTTACTCCGAAAAACATTTGATATGAAGGATAAGCCGAGGCCATGGTTACGCTCGCAATATCGATATACGTATTGTCAAAAACCAAATAGTAAAATACCAACGTCGTATCAGAATTCAGAGCGTTCACGAAGTCAACAAGCAGGCGTCGAGCTGTAACCTCTGAGTTATAAGCAAAGCTTCCTGTCCATGTTTGCGAGCTGTGATCGATCGGCCTTGAAAATACGGCATTTGCGCCTGTCGTGCTTAAGATTTCATCGATTATGAAGTTGAACGTTGCACCGGTATAGTTCTTGACAAAAGTCGCGGCCTTGTAGTTGTTCAGATCGTAGCTTTTATGCACACATTGGAACGGCGTCGTGTTGCCGTGGCCTATAGTCTGGTTTCTGCTGTTTAGCTTGTATTGCTGCCATCCCGAGCTAGATGCAGAAAGGTTATACTTAGGCATGTACAAATAAAATGAGCTATCTATTGACAGCTCATTTTCTATATATTTCAGCGCTGGTTCGTCGTTGGTTATTTCAAAGCTTAGTACATTTTCGTCGTTTGCCCGGTGCGAAACGGACAGTTTTTCGAGATTATGTATTCCGATTCCGTTTAAGTAATCATTATACTTAAGAGGATATTTTAACAAATCCATAACCACCTCACAGCGCGTAAGCGACTTCTTTCTGCATAATTCCCCAATATAGGTTTGATAACCCATGGCTTCTTAGGTTTATTCTTATTGTCGAACCTTCTTTGAATTTTATGCCTCTGTTATAACTGCAATAAACTTCATCGCCACTCGATGCCCAATATGCTTTTCCCGTTTCTCCGTTGATATAAATGCCGTCATATCCGTATGGATCTGTAAACATATCAAATAAATCGTATGTAGAGCCGTCTATTGAGGCCGTAATTGTAGTGTATTGATAAAATAAGCCGCTCAGATATATATGAAGGTAAGCTTCTTTTACAGAATCGAGCGTTATGTCTATATAAGATGTTCCGGCTTCTGAGGCTTTTTTCCAAAAATCCTCTAACCCTGCCGGCACTATGCTTTCCGCGCTGTCGCATAGCGTTACCGCGTCATCGCAATAAACCATTCCGCTTGCATCATCTTTAAACGGGAAAGGCGGGTTTAAGTAAAATTCAATCGTACCGAGGTCGTTTCCGCTGTTAAATCCAAAGTCAACGCCGGATATAACCTTGGCTATATAATATTTATTTGGAAACGCAGTAAAACGCAGCTCTTTATATTCGCCCTCGTTGCTATAAAGCCATTTTGCAATATTGTTTTGATTTACAGTTATGTCCGATGCTTCTCCATTATAATACACATGAAGCGGCAGGCTTTTATTTGTATAGCCGCCAATTCCAAAGTCTATTATTCCGTCAAGCCCCGGAATTTCTGTCGCGTATAATTTTTGCGGCGGAAGAATGCGGCGTACATCGTCCATGTGTGCATAAATATTGTATACGGACGATGCTACGCCTCCAAATGTAAAAGTACATAATTCTAATTCATTCATATTATACCCCCTGCGCCAAGGCAGTTAATCGCGCTTGATCTGCAAGCGACTTTGAAAGGTTTACTGTTACTGTGTCAATGAGCTTACCGCCAAACGATACAGGAATAACAACGCTGCTTGGCCCCGAATAATTGTTAACCGTTCCGCCCTGCTTATTGAGGTTTGTGACGGCATAACCGAGGGATGCTGCTGCACCTTCCAGCAGTGAAATATTCCGCGCCGTCTTTTCTGTAGGCACAATCCATTCAGGCTTATCTCCAACAACAGCAGTATGAGCTGTATCAAAATATCCTCCCGTTCCATGCGGTGGATATCCTGACTGGCTATATGAAACCTTAACATTAATACTTCCAAGGTTTTTAAGCTTGTTTTTGAGTTCGTCAATTCTATTTGTAAGCTTTGACTCGATGTCACCGCCAATAAGCGCCGCCTGTTTTGAGAGATCGCTTCTATTATTTTTGAGCGATTGCTCCATTGCAACAAGAGCGGCATCTACTTTGTCTTTCATCGGCTTGAGTTCATCTTCTGCGGCTTTGGTTGCTGCGGCGTTCTTTTTTCTCCATGCAGAAACATATTCATCCAGCGCACCGTCTGTCGCTGTGCTTAAATTATGCACCTGCCCCGCTGCTTTTGGCCCCATTTCCCGAAGCTGCGCAATAAGGCCATCATCAACGCCGCGTTTTGCCAGCGTGTTTAAATCATCGCTCCATTCCTCAAGTCCTTCTGATTGAGATTTAAGTGCTTTTGTCATTTCTTTAACGGATGTTTTTACTTTTTTGGGGAAGCCATCAAACAGCCCGCCTGCGCTGTCAGATATTCTATCGGTCGTACTTTCTAGCTTATCTGCGTATTCCTGTATGAGGCTCTGCGTATTTGCAAAGGCATCGTCAATAGCGGTCTGCGATTCTGCAACTTTTTGTGATTTTAGGGCAGCAAGATCGTACCCGTCAGCTAGATATCCTAAAGCTTCTGTATATTTTTGATTACTTGGCGTTCCGTTTTCTTCAAGATATTCAGCTAATTCTTTAGCTTTAGCATTAAATTCTTCAGTTGATAGCCCCATAGCGTAATATGCTTCTTGCCCTAATTTAGCGACATCTACCATTTTTTGTGCTTCATCAACAGTCATGCCTTGAGTTATATAATAATTTTTCATATCTGAATTTAATTGATTAACAGGATCGGCGGTTTGTAAAAAAGACCTCCACATATTATCTAATGCTTTTGCCGCTGGAGCCATAGATGCGGCAATATGCTTGCCTGTTGCATCTGCCACAGCCTGCGTTTTGTCAAATTCATCCTGTAGCCTTGAGAGAACAGCCACGCTACCGCGATCAACAACAACGCCCATGTCCTGCGCTTCTTTGCCATACTTCTTTAAGGCGTCACCCCCGAGCGCTATAAGCGGATTGAGTTCAGCCGCTGATTTTCCGAATATCTTTTGGGCAAGCACGTCGCGTTCGGTTGCGTTTGTCATTTTGCCTAGTTTATCAATAGCTTCTGAAAAGATATCGTTTTTATCGCGCAGATGGCCATTTACTTCTATATCAATGCCAAGCTGGTCTTTAAAGGCGCTTTGCAGGTCTTTATTCCCATCGCGGGCGCTACCCATGTTTTTGGTGAGCTTTGCCATGCTGCTGGCCATGGTGTTGACGTCAACATCAACAAAGTTTGCGGCGTAGGTCATTTTCTGCAATTCCTGGGTATTGATGTTTACCTTGCGGGAAAGCGTGGTGAGATCATCTGCCCATTTTGCGGAATCGGATATAAGCTTTGCCATTTTTTCAATAGCCTTTTCTACCAGAGCAGCACCACCCGCTACGGTCGTTAATTGCCCCACAGAGGACATTGCGAAATCTTTGAGTTGAGAGCCCGCGCTGCTTGTTTTTTTGCCTGCGGCGCTTATTTTGCCGCCCATGGCTTCAGCTTCTTTGGCGGTTTTTCCCTCTTCAATGGCTACTTTACCAAGCGTTTTTTGATATGCATTAAGCTCTTTATTCATGTCTGCCGCTTTTTTAGAAGCACTAATATAGCTTTTTTCAAGCGTCAGTGCGCCCTTGGAGTTTGCGCCCTCTTTTTCTGCAACCTTTTCGTATTCATTACGCAGCAAATTAACCTTTGTTTTTTGCAATGCTATTTTATCCGATAGGGATTCAACGCGCTTTGCCAAGCCCTGCGATGTGTTTTGAAAGTTGTCGGAGGCGTTGGCAGCATTCCAGAATGATTTTTCTACACCCTGCATCTGGTTATAAATATCGGCTGACGCGGTTTTTAAGCTTGAATAATCTATTGTAAATTTACTGGATACGTCAAGGTCGTTTGCCATGTTTTCACCTACTTTATAAGCCCCATCACCTGCGAAGATGACATTTTATTTTTAACCGGCATTTCAACGCCGTCTATGATAATTTTTTTATTTTCTTCCAGGCTATTAAGAAATTCAAAAAGGCTGTTGACGTCCGTATTATCGATTTCGTACAGCGTCCAGCCATATTTCATGATCAATGTTTTTTGCAATTCTATGATGTTTTGTTTTATATCTTTGATTAATTCTCGGAGAGGCTTTTGCTCTCCGTTTCCCCGTTTTTTTGATCACCCGTTGCGATCTGCCCTGTTTCTTCCAGTATCTTGAGGGGCATATCGATAATATCCCTGTAATCAACGCTGGCAATAAGTTCACCTTTGGTGAACCTCTCGTTAAACAGCATGCAAATGGCCTGCGCTGTAATATCAATTCTTTTGTCGATATCGAATTTGTATTTATACCTTTTCTCAGGCTCTCCGTTTTCGGATAGTGATGTAGTTTCTTTATCCTCAACGACTTCGTTTATTTTTGCCATTTCATCAATAAGGATTTTATATTTATGAAAAGGTAAAAAATAAAGGCTGTGTTCTGCCTTTACGGAATTATCTTCATAATTTCTAAGTTTTACTGTAAACATGTTTCCTCCAAAAGATTTAAGGGGCGGTTTCCCGCCCCAATTTTATTAAGCTGCCGTTGTGAATGCGACAACGCCTTCGAGTTCCTGCCCGTATACGTCTGTGACAGAGTATATGATGCTATGTAGCGTGGAGCCGGTAAGGCTCCCATGCGTAAGCGTTGCGATCTTTGCCGCGGCGTTCCAGGATGTTCCTGTGATTGTGACCTTTGCCCCGGTATCGTTCCTTACCAGGATAAACGTTGCAAGGTTCGGGTTTATCTCGTTGCTGAATGTCAGCGCGAAGTCCGCTGTTTTGCTTATGCCGGATGCTCCGCCTGTAGGCGTGCTGGCCGAAAGCGAAAGAGCGCCCGGTGCCGACGTGGTATCAGGCGTTTGTACCTGCGTAAACCAGTTTGTAGCCGGATCGTACGCGAGGAAATTCGCATCTGCCGTGGTTCCCATCTGTACTTTTTGCGGCACGCTTTCGCTGTTAACAGTGAATTCGTGAATGGTCTGCATGGCATTGTAATCATACGATATTGTTCCCGGCACAATTGCTTGTCCGGATGATTGCGCAGCCAGCGCGCCTTTTGTGAATTTGCCTTTGTTGTACCATACATAAATGTCACCGTCTTCACATTCGATTGTAAAGCCGATGGCTTTGTATGGCGCTGCGCTGGTTTTACCGCTGTCCATCAGCCTTCCTGATGCTGCGTCGTAATATTTTCCGAGAAGATCTGCCTCTTTTGCAGGCGGCATACCACGGAAAACAAAACTAAGAGTGGTAAGCCCTTCTTTTATTATTTCTGATATAACACGGTTGTCATAGTCAAGCGGAATCCTTGTAAACGCGGGCGTTATTGTTACCTGCCCAACATTTGCAAGAAACTCCGGCGTGCCAGTGGTATACGCACCGCTTGTATCGGCTGTAACATCGGCAATATAAACGTTTTTTATGCCGATAACAATCCCTTTTTGCTCGTTCAATTTATTAAACCTCCTTAAATGGTTTTATATTTTGTATAGTCTCCCTGCCAGCCGTAATAATTGCCGTCTTTGCGCTCTGCGCCGCCAATCCTAGAAAAGCCTGCCGCGATCATTGCGGCATCGATCGACGTTTCAAAGGCGTTCGCGGCGCTGCCTGACATTGACCATCCGGCAACCTGTACACGTGGCGTTTTACCAATTGGTTTGTTGTCTGCGCTGGTAACCGTAGGCGATGATATAATCTGATAAACAATATATGATTCTGGCAATACTTCATCTTCGCTCAAATCATTTGCGCTGTATACGTCAAACCCAAGCGTTTCCAGAGCCGCCTTAGCATCTTCATAAATCGTGCTCATTACATCACCCTTTCAAAAGCTTTTTTGCGCGTTGTATCATGCCTTGCTTAAATGCCGGGCGCATTGTATCGATTGCTGGACGGATAAAAGGATCTGCAGCGTTATGGTGCCCTCCGTACTCAATGAATACTGCGTGCCACGCCTCATAGTCGCTTGTCGTATCAATGCCAACTTCAACCTCCAGCACATAGCCTGATTGCTTTATTTCTGATGCCTTGATGCTTCTTTGCATAACGCCTGTTCTTATATGCTTTGATGCCATTTCTGCCATGAGATAGGCGGTTTCCGTTGTAACGTCTTTGAGTTCAGCCTTAACTTCTGCCTCGATATTTGCATCAATATCGCGCATTTTTTTATACCAACCCTCAAGGCCGCTTACTTCAAGCGTTTTTGTTTTTAGATTTCCGATGTTTGAAGGTGTTTGGAAAGACATTACTTATTCACCGCCCGTTTGACATTGAGCACGAGAATTTGATTTCTTTCCTCGATGTTGTCAATACTTGTGATCTCGTACCTGTTAGCTTTGACCTCATCTTCTGTCAGCGTGTTATCCCCTTTTACAATGTACTGCTGCAGCGTGATACCAGGGATATACCACATTGTAAGCGTTGCCTGACGTTCTGTCTTTTTTACTCCGGCTTCCAGTAGGTCAGCGCCGTGAGCGTTTTTCCACTCGCAGGCGTATACAACCGGCGCTTCATCATCCCCCGCGCCGGTTGTTTCGATGTCAGCAAAGGACCAGTCTTTTTTTCCGTCTGCGTCCGTTGATGTTCGTTCCTGTATGCGGATAGGCTGCGTTGGTAAAAATTTTGGTCTAAACATTGTTATTCCTCCGGAACTTCAAGGCTGCGGCTTGCGAGCTGCCCAACAAGCATGTAAAAAAGTGGGGAGAATTTTGCTTCCCCTCCGCTTAAATTCCACATATCAGTAACTCCCAGCACGATAGCCTCTACTGCGGTTTCATCTTCGCTTCCTGTGGTCAGAAAATCTGTTTCCGATACGCCCGCGCCAATCATAAAGCCTTTAACAGCTCCAATTTTTGAAGCTAGCAGCGTATCGTGGACAGTTACCGTGGGAGCGAAGCCCATACCGGCTTTTACGCTATCGAGAAGCGCCATGGTTTCACCGCCTATACATCCAAATATGCGTCTACAACGGTTCCATTCAGCGCCGATGCAAGCTTTATTGTATTGCTTTCAATTGCCGTTGCGCTTGTGGTTACAGTGGGCGCAGTGCCTTCCAAAACGTTATTTAAAAACGCTTTGTCAATGGTGTTGTGTGCAAGCTTATACGGCAGGCCCAGTTTATCACAAAAGCCGATTGATACAGTATCATAGGCTACGCCTGCTGTCGTATCTGCCGATGTTCCCGCCGTTGTCAAGCCTGTGCATGTGCCGTTGTCGATGCTCATATTCAGATTGGCTATGTTGGCAGCGGGTACTTTCCTTGTCAAAACAACAGCTGCGCTTTCGCCAGATACATTAAACAACGCAGCAACGGCAGCATCTGCCGCCAATGCGGTTCTGATCTTTCCGGCAACTTGGGCCGCTGTATCATTTTCCAGCACTGCCACGGATATGGTTTTGGGCGATCCTGTCATCCCCGTACAGGTAACAACAACGGATGCATTGCCCGTTCCGGTTACCGTGCCTACTACCGTCGCTGTCTCCACCTGCTGCGCGTGCGCGTGGGTTTCTGCCGGTAAGGTGATTTTTGTTATCGTTTTAAAGGCTTTTAAGCCGTCCACTGCCGACGCGCCGGATAATGCGATTGTTTCTGTGATGTCTTCATCAAGATAGTTAGTGCCTTCGATCACAACGTTGCCTGTAATACCTGATGCGCTGCCTTTGGCACTCAATGCCCTTGGATGCCCCGGATTTGTTATTCCGCTTTCAATTTCCTGCTCTTCAACTCCAAGGTTCATTGCCGCATGTACCGCTGTATTTGACAGCGCTACGGCCAATGCTGCAGATAATTGAAAATGCGCACGAAAGGCGCGATCTAAGACCACGCCCGGCACATCGGTTTTTATGCGGCCAAGAGCCGCGTTATATCCTACTCTTGCCATAACTACACCTTATCCTTTCTTTATGCGGAGAAAGCCGTTCTTTGCCGTGACATTTCCACCTGCAAAAATAACTCCGCGATGGCAGATCATACCTTCTTTAAATTTGTAGTCTGTGGATCTCTGGATATCAGTGTCAGAGAATATCGCCATCGTATAGTTTGAAAGCGGTCCATATGCCATAGCGTACTGCCCTGTGGTTGTAGAAGGCGAAGATACCGCCTTGCAAGCGCTATTTATAACATAAGGAACGCCGTCAATTGTTCCCGTGTTGCCGTTCGTTTTTACTTCATATATCTTTTTACCGTCAGCATCACGCAACATTTTAAATGCTTTGAGATCAAGCTTGTTCAGTACTAATACTGCGACATCCTCAACATCTTCATCGCCGCCAAAGCTCATCATGATTTCGTCAAGCGTGGTTTCGTCGATTTCTATTATTGATTTGTCAGTCGTATCAGAAATTGCACCGGCACCATCGTCAAATATTCCAACGAAATGCCCGGTAGCACCATCACCGATTAAAATCTCCTTTGTAAGCTTTTTGCGAAGTGCAATTCGTATTCCTTTTTGCACTTCTCCATCGTAGTCAGCGCCCGGAAGTTTTACCAGCTCTTCGGAGTCCTCGGCATATGCGGTTATTTTTGTTTTAGCGATATCTGCATAACCAAACGTTGCTTCTGCATCTGTTGGGTTTCCACCTTCTGTGGTATATCCACCTTCACCATAGCCGGTTGAGTATGCTTGCTTAAAGCTTTCACCGCCAGTAAGGGTTTTGATATTAACACGATCAACCAAGCTGGAAACCTGGTTAAACGTCGCTTTAATATCCGAAGCTTGATAGTTTGGCAATATAACACCAATAGATGCAATCGTCACGGATCTTCCTTCTTTAAGATCCATACCACGCTTTTCGGCTTTTTCTTTGGGTTCTTTTGTATCTTGGTCGCGTTGTTCAGTATGGCTTACGCCATATGTTCCAAGTACATTGATTTTACCCGTGGGATTAACAGAGCGTTTTTCCAGCTCTTCATCATCTTCTTCATGCTGTTCATTTGATTTTTCTGCATCAATTGCAGATACCATACCACGCATTTCAGCAATATCTGCATTGAGCGTTTCGAGTTCAGCGTTTATAGACCTAAGCTCAGCTACAGTTATTTTTTCATCATTAGAGTTTTTTGCAAGTTCAGCTTTTCTGGCTTCTTTTGCTTGGATTAATTTTAAAAGTTTGTCTTTCATTAAATTTAAACCTCCGTTTTGATTTTAATTTTTAATTTTAGTAATTGTCTTTCTTCTACGGCTTTTAAGTTTTCCAACTGTGACCGCGCATTATCCAATACGTGCTTAGCGTTATCCAACGTTTCAGCATCACGAGCCGATATATCTGTTCCGGCATAAGCTGGCCAATTTACCGCGCTTACGTCGTAAACCTTCCTGATTTTTGTAATATGCCTTGTCGGCATATCTGTATCAAGGTCTGTCCATTTGGCATCTGCAATACGAAAAAGAAAACTCATACCTGTTATATCGCCGCGGCTTACAGCACTGTAAAGAGCTTTTGATTCATAATGTCCTTCAATATCCAGTGAAGCTTTTGTATATAGGCCTTTTTCGTCTATTTTAAGCTGCATTGTTGAGTTCCCGTTATTTCTACGGCTGCGAGCCATACATAAATGACTATCGTTATGGTTTGCCAAAAAAGGCACATCATCGAAATCAGTTCCATCAAATGCGCCTCTTTCAATTATTTCATAGAAGTGATCGCCTATATTGGTTTTCTGATCATATACAGCAGCATGCCCTTCTATAGTTTTTCCATCTTCCATAGCTCTCATATCGATGAGGCCATATGAACGTCTTACGACTTCTTCATTATCTGGTAGCTTAATTTTTGTCATTATTTGTTGTAACCTCCTTTTGTTTTTTTAGGCTTTGCAATTGGTATTGATCTGCAATTTTTATGTTTATAAAATTTAAGCTTTTATCAATAACTGCGCCATCATCACCGCCAATAGGTGGAAACCCATATATGGCGAGCTTCTGATCTCTGGTCAAAAGGCCTTGTTCACCTGCTATTTTAACTATTTCATTTTTTGATTTTATAGTTAAATATTCAAGCCTATTATGATAAGCTCTTATTTCATTACCATAATCTTGTTGTCGTTGTGTTAAAATAGTCATAGAAAAGGCCTGTCCAAGCTTATTCATAAATGGTTCTATGCTTTGCTCAAACCAAGCTTGATATTGGTCTTCACTATAATCACCAGATAATATTGGGAAAGACATTCCAAACCATCTTAAAATTCCACCTTCAATTGACTTTAATGTCGCATCATCTATTAATTTTGGATCAATATTTATTGGTGTAATATCACTTTTTAAATCTGCCGCCAGTATTGCTGTATTACCACGTTCAAGTTCGTCTTCAAATCGTTTTCTTTCGGCTCTCATTTCTGGTGTGTCAAACATTGTTTTTATATTTGCAACAAGCTTTATGCTAAGGCTTGTTTTGATTGCTTTCGCAATGCCTTGAATAACTATGTCATTTGTTTCAAGCCTTTTAAGCAATGGCGTATTATCAGGCTGGCCGTTTAATCCACCGCCCATTATATCCGACATTGAATATTTCTTTCGAATATGAATAACATCAGTATAAGAAAGTGTATATTTATCTCCGCTTGCAAAGATGAATTCTAAAAATATTTTGTTTTGTTCATCTTGCATAAATGTAACCTGTTTTGGATTCAATGGATAAAAAGCTTTATATTCTTTATATTGCTGTCCGTCTCTATCGTATTTAACATCATAAACAGGATAAATAAAAACATTGTAATTAAGATAAAGCAACCACACTATCTTTTCAATAAAATCAGCTGTTGTCATAAGCGGGTTAGGCGCAAATTTAAATAACCTGTTGAATGAACCATTTACTATCTCTTGTTGCCTGGTTTTATTGTCTATTCTGATATGCTGAAGCTGTAGCTTTGAGCATTCAGTTGCTGTTCTATCAATACAATTTTGAACAATATCTGAAAAATATATATTTGTTCCAAATTGCGAAAATACTGGCGTTCTCCCATCAAGTATGCGCAAATAACGTCCAACTTTTCTTGATGGAAATATTGAATCAAAAAATTCTTTAATTGCCAATTAATTTACCCCCTTTATGCTGCTGTTTTTTGAACGAGGTCTAAATATTCAGTACGGTTATCTATATACACACGGTACGCAATAATCATGGTTGCCGCGCCGTCAATTTTATTTTCTTCTTTACCCTGTACCTTTACAGGCATTATCTCTTCTTTTTTGTTCATGATCATTGCCGTATTTTCAAGGCACCATCTATCCATATCGTGGTTGTTATAATTTATAAGCTTGCTTTGCAGGTCCTTTTCTACCAGGCTCATTGGCTCTGACATACTGCCGAATTCCTGCGCGACACGCACGCAATCAAAACCGTACTCTTCCATTTCTTTTACCCAGTAAACAGCAGACCATTTGTCATAGCCGATTTTATAAAAACGGAGGCCATAATCTTTAACAAGCTTCACAAACCATGCTGTTACTTTTCTAAAATCATTTTCATTGCCATCTGATAGCACTACATGCCCTTCTCGCACCCATGCTTCAAATTTTTTGCGCTCTTCGCCCTTCAATTTGTCGTATGTTGCTTGGGGCATGAAGTACTTTTGCAGCATGTATTTTTTACTGCTGCCCCGTTTCATAATGAGCGCCCGAGCGCTGGTAAGGTCTCCTGTTTTTGATAAGTCAACAGCGCCGATTGCAAAACAGTTTTTAAAATCTTCAACGGTGAAAGTATCATCGTTTTTTATATCATCTTCTGTTAACCATGCATCAGCGTTATTTTGCTTAATATTAAATTCTTTGGCAAGTACCGAAATACGCGCTTTTTTATTTGTTCTCGCTTCATCTACAAGGCTGCGAAGATAGCTCCACTTCTTTATAGCGCCAATACCAGGATTACTTTTTACCCATGTTTTTTCATTCTGCCATATTTCCTGTTCGCTATCTTGGGTATACAACCAAAACAGCGAGCGCGGGCGGCTTTCTTCTCTGCAAAGCACACGGCGGGCAAGCTTCATTCTGTCATCAAGATATCCGTCATTGATAAAGCCTTCAGTCGTTATTTCAAAATATAAAGGTTCATCCTGCGTGGATAGCCCCTGTTTTATAGGTCTGATCGGTGTATCACTTGCTAATTCCTGCGTTTCATCAACGGCGCCAACGCCTATATTACGGCCTTCGTTTGCCTTCTTTCTGGAAGATATTTTCCTGATATTTCCTTTGTTCTGGTAAGAGAACTTGCCTTTATATTTTGGCTTTTTGGGATTGCCAAAGTACATGCCGCGGGTATTGCACCGCGTTACTTTTGCCAATGCGGGCGATTCTTCACGCATTGCATTTATAGCGTCAAACATCAAAGAGGCCTGTTCATAGTCGTTGCTTGAACATAGCACTTTAAGTCCCATTTGCCCGCAAAACCATTCAGCCAAGCTGATAGCTGCAATCAGCGGCGTTTTGCCATTTTTTTTGCCAACGACAAGCATGATATCTTGGTATAAACGCACCAGGCGGCCTATTTCAGCATCATCTATTTTGAAACTGTAAATAGCTTCAATAAAAGCTTTTTGGAACAGCGCCAAAATAAAAGGCTTCCCGGCGAAAGGAGCCTCAAAGTGTTTGCATTGCTTTTCAATAAATCCGATACGTTTATGTGCGTCTGTAAAATCAATTGTTATGGCCGGATCATTGAAATGCTCAAGCAGTATATTAAGCTGCATCATAAGCTCAAAGCCTATGAGTATTTCCGCAGTTTTGCATTTATTTATATATTCCAGCAGCCATGAATATACGCCATTATAAATCGGGTTGATCATTGATAATCCCCTAGTTCATCATCCTCTTCATTGCCTGCTTTATTAAGGATACCGTTTAATGTTTTCATTACAACGGCATATGAATTTACATTTTTTAGGTATTGTTTGGCCGCTTCAGTCGGTTTTTGCCTATCCGGATAATTCGGATGCACCCTAATCATGCCTGTTTCAGCCATTCCAGCTTTTAAAACTGCGTTTTCTGCATACAAAAAGGCGGCATCATCTATCAGCCCATTAACAAATTTCTTTTTATCTTCCTCAATATTTCCAAATATCTCTATCAATCTCTCATGTTCTTGTTTGTATATTTCATGCTTTTCCATATTTCTCAAACTCTCCGGCGATTTTCAAAATTTACGGTATGCGTCGTAACTACCTTCTACTCACGGTTCTCCTTGACGTTGGAGCATGATGCAACCGGGGGGTGGTTATGAAACATATCTTTCAAACCAATCTTCAATGTACCGTGTGTACTCAGCCTTATTCCTTCCGGTCTGCTCTATCCTTGCTATACATACATCCCTTGGTGTATCTATAAGCACAGGCAATGCGCCTGTCTGTTGTTTAATCAGATCCCGTTTATATCTGTCCGGATATCCACCGACAATGAAAGCGTTCTGCCATTTACCATTGCGTGTGCTTATGTTATCTATCAAAGTATTCTGTATTGCAATAGCATTTGTCAGTAGGCATTGCGGTTTATATTCAGAGTGAGTGATTGATCTGAATATGTTGTTGATATCAACAACCAGATCATTACGGCCTTTATACTTAAGCACATACGTTGTCTTACCAGATAGAGGCGCACCATACACAAGGAATACTTTATGCTGGCCTTCATGCCCGAAGCGCTGCTCTATCTCATCATGGCAAGGATGCCCATGCACAACGAGAACATTGTCAGGGTTCAGGCTGATCGTTGCATCATGTACATTGTCAGGCGTCAACGGCTCTTTATGGTGCAGCGTTATATTGCTTGCTTCTGATATCAGCATGCCGCAATGTTCGCAGCGTGTTCCGCGTGTGAGTATAATCATTTCTCTAAACGAGCGCCATATGTCTGATTTATAAAATGCTGCTATTAAAGGATGCGCAGGCATTAAAAGTTATTCCTTTCATCCATACTCTTTTGATGTTCAAAGCGTTGCTGTTCAAGCTCAAGCTTTTTATTTTCATAATCTATTTTCCGTCTGTCTAACGGGTTTGCTAAGAAGTATTTATCCAGCCATTCCATTGCCTTTTGTCTATCTTCAAGCTTAAGCTTCATGCCTTGCGGTCCCGTGCTTATCTGGCTTATTAAATTCCCATCTACCTGTTTGCTGTCTAAAAATTCAAGCGTGCTTATTTCTCTCATTAATGTTTTGATTTCACCCGTTGCTAAATCAGTGAATGAAATTACTTCACCTCTATATACCATAGGCACTTCAGCTTTGCCGAAAGTTACGAAATCTGTTATATCTGCATTGGCTATTCTTATTCGTATATCAACCAGATCATCAACCGAAAACATCAGCGTTTCTTTCTTCCATGCCTTTAATTCGTCGACATATGCTTTTATTACCTTTTTTTGTAATAATTTATATCCGATCATCGTAGCACTATGTTTTGAATATCCGGCCTTAATCGCTGCCTGCGTTGCGTTGAAATTCCTTATATATATTTCACAGAATAATTTTTCTTTATTGGTAAGTTCTTCCGGTTCGATTGGCCTATCGGGAATCATTTTAATGACTTTACTTTTGTTACATTTTGATGATACCGATATATTACCCCAATACCTAGCCTTCCATTGCCTAACGGTATTATAATTTATATTTAACTCGGCTGATATTTCTTTTGGATTTTTGCCTTGTTTATAAAGCTGTTTGGCTTTATCTCTAAGCTTTTTTAATTCATCCCGAGTGTTCATATTACCACCCGCTTTTTTCATTTCTTATGGCCGTGCATTGCCTTATCAACAAAGACGCAATCATCAAGCTTACATCCCGCGCCGTCTTCCGAGAAATTTGCGCACTGGATGCATTTCAATGTCTTAATCCATTTGATACAGTTTTTATCCGGCTCTTTTGCCATAATCATCACCATAAAAAAATACCCGCTTGGGGTTTCCCCTTGCGGATATCCGGTTGATTTATTTATATTTAATTCATGATAATACTATATCATGTGTCATGACGTAATTGGACGTACATTTTGTAGTTTTTTTAAAACGCGTACACGGATTTTATCAATCGTTGATTCAGCGCAATGCATAACCTTTGCAACTTCTAAATGTTTCATTCCTACATAGTAGCGATAATAAACGTAATCGCGCTCTTCTGCCGATAGTTTTAGCAGTATACCCCTGTATTTTTCACGTTCTTTATCAACCTTCCTGATTTCCTCAATCAGTTCCTGCGCCTTATTATTTAATAAGCGTATGGCTTCATCAAATGAGAGGATTGGTTGTCTATTGCTTGGCCGTGGATCGTTAGAGTAATTGGCCGTCACACTGCTTTTGGGTGCCTTGCTATACTTTTTGTATTTTATCCTAAACAAATCCCACAACTCTTTAACCAGCCGAATATATTCCTCGTTGATCACTTTGTATCTTTTTAAATCATCTTCAGTAATTCCCGGCATCCGTTCACCCTCTTTACAACATCAATTCTTTGCGAAGATCCTCTTTGATGTAATAATTCCTTTTGTGCAATTCACATAGCCTTATGCATTCATTGCCGAATTCCCGCCAGTTTGCCCGGAAAGGCATATGGTTCATCTTGCCTATTTTATAAACGTCTATGAAGTTGAAATTCTTTATCAGGCTGTAGATCGGCGGGAAGTCAATCACCGGCTCACAGCTTACCCATGTTGTCAGGCCCTTTTGTTTGGCGTAGTAAAGCAGGTTAAGCCTTTCCTTGTTTGGCGCTGCGTTCGGTTCAAACTCTATACGGCTTGCTTCAAAGCCGGATATCGTCACACCGACCAGATCATTATTATCCAGCAGATCAAAGTCCCGCGCCGCCTGCATGCCTCCTTTGGTGAGTATCATGACATGTGCACTGGCTGCTTTTATTTGCGTGATGATCTCCCGCGTGATTGTCGTATCGTAGCCGATGGGATACGGATCACAGGTGAAGCACAGCATAATCATTTTGCCTTTGTAGCTGCCGGAACGAAGCTGCATGATAGTGGCTTTGACGATATCGCGCCGCGCCGTGGCCTGTGCGTTAAACTCTTTTCGCGTAATATTCTTTATGTCCGGCACATAGCAGTATGTGCAGCCATGCGGGCAACCGTTATAGATATTCAGCGCCAGTTCGCAGTATTCTTTTGCCGCGCCTTTCGGCCAATATATGGCGTTATACATTATTGCGCAGCTCCTTTGTAGCAATTCCGATGAAATCTATAATGTCATTCATGCAACCAACGGAATAAACCGTATCACCTTTAGGGCAAAAACAGTATTGCCTCCATGCTGGATACCATTCGATATAACCAATTACATAGTTGCTTGCATTGTTGATTACTGCATATACCTTTGTTTTGCGGTTTGGTATTTTTTCGTATTCTTTAATGTGAATATATTTATAAGTCTTTTCCATTCTCTTTGGTCCCCTTTTTTGTTTTATCGCTTGGATGGCCCATGCAGCCTTTTTTATAATCGAAGTTGTCACAGTCGGTCATTGGCACTACCTCATGGCCCATTGCCAGTTCATCCATGAATAATTCGCGTACCTGGGCGGCGGTTCGTGGATGAGTACCATCATCAAGCGTGATGCTCTGCGCAAGTTCTTTTAACTCTGCGTCTGACATCTGCAGCGCCCCTCTTACGCTCATACATATATGCCGTATCATTTGACTTCCTCCTGGCCCGGTGAAACATAACTCAAGGCCTGTCCGCATTTCCAGCAGTATTTATGCGTCCGCGTAATAAATGTGCCGCACGTCGGACAGTTCCATATAGTCACGCCCGCGCCGAACGTCACATTGCCTATTTTTGTAGGCTCTGCGGCTTTTTGCGGTATTGCCGCTTTTTGTGTTCTATAGCCCTCTTCCTTTTCGCGCAAGGCTTCGATAACCGTATTAATAAAATTCTGATTATCGGAATTCAGTAACCCACACCCTTGCTTTAAGCAAATTTCAAATTGCTCTAACGCTTTTTGTATATCGGTTTTTATTAAAGGCGCTGGCTCTTCCGGCGCTTCGTGTGATACCGTTTTCGCGGGCTTCCGTGGCTCTTCCGGCTTCGGTTCATTTGCTGGTGTGATCGTATGCTGTATTTTATCGCACACAGTACCGCAATAGGGTTTATCCCTGCATACAGCGCAGCACCCGGCGCACAGTTCAAGATTGCCTTTGCTGTTTAAAAAATTGGATATATTCTCGGCATTGGTGCACTTACCGCCATATTCGCAATCCTTGTTTTCCAACTCTGCGCGAAGCTTTGCCCTGGGGTTCTGCTTAACCGGCTTTTCTTTATGCTTGTCTAAATCGATGCTTCCGGTTGTCGCAAGCTCAGCGGCGGCGGCTTTCTGCTTATCGGCATCCAGCGTGGAAAGATCATACGCCGCTGTAATGCCGATGTTTTCTTTTTTGAATTCTTCCATGAGATCCGTTGAAAGGTTTTTGCTGATGCTTTCCATGCGGCCCATCTGCGCCGTTGAAACATCCAGCATTTGGGCGGCAATCTCACGCAGCCTGCCTTTAAACTTATAGCCGTTGTCCTTCATTTCCTGCAATATATCTTTGATGCGTCCGGCTTGGAATGTCTTTTCATAATCGGATAATTCCCGCGCCGTCGCGTTCGCATAGATCAGCATCAATTCGTCATACAGCTTATCCGCGCCGTATTCGATTTTACATGGAACCGTCGCATATAGCGTGTTGCCGTCATTGTATAGCAGCTTACAGGCTTGGTAACGGCGCTCACCGCTGACGATCTCATAAAGCCCGGTATCTTTGTCCTGCTCTTTTACAACCAAATTGTGAAGCAATCCCATGGTTTCAATGCTGGCTGCAAGCTCTTCGATATTCTGAATGCTATATATATTGCTTCCTGATGGAATGATCTTATCTATGGGTATTTGCACAATCTCAAAGTCTTTTGATGCGGCCCGCGCCGTATCTGGTTTTGATTGACTGTTCAACATGTCATTTAAACTGAATTTACCCATTTGTACTACCTCCATTTGTGCTAATTCCGGTCACAATTTTAATTCATATTGGATTTGCGGTATTTTTTCATGGCTTTCAGGGCTGACAGAAAACCATCTTACTTGTCCGAGTGGAATATGTCTGTTTCCACCATTTGAAAGGCGCATCCAAATAAGCGAATTCCCAAATCGCACTTCAGACGCTTCAAATGTTTCGATATATCCATCAAACCATCTGACATTTACGCAGATTATGTTATTTGCTGGCATAGTTTGCATTGCCATTTTTCTAATCCTCCTTTTTAATATCTTCATTCGTTCACGACGCGCCGTGGTCTGTGCTTTTTATAGCAGTCGATCATTGCATCCTCGCTTTCATGCCCTTGGCGTTCCCCAGACATCCGCCATTTCCCGAAGCTCTTCCGCAAACTGCTTTATCGCTTCAAGCTGCACCGCCAATATGCCGTCTTTTAAAGTCCAGATCACCAAATGCCCGTCCCTAACCTCATATTTTACGCCCGGAAATTTCTCGCTGTCGGTAACAAGCCGGACGGCATCATTTGCGGGCGGATATACAACTTTGTTCATAAATCCTCACACTGCCTTTTTATAAGCTTCTTCCCTGCTGATTTTTTCAAAAGTGATTACCCATACCCATGGATTTGCTTCCCATCCAAAGCCGCGCTTTGCATTGATGCTGTCCCATAATGCAGCAAACCATTTCTTTGGTTCATGTGCAGCGCAATCTTCACATCCTCCACCACAAGCTGATAATCCTATACATGTCGGGCAACCTTCCTTATGACAGTCGAATGACCAAATATCCTGTACCCTCTCAACTCTTACAGCGGCTATCCGCAAGTATGTACGTGCGGCGGTTTCCGGCATGAAGCGCCCTGATTTCCACTTGTGGCTCTTTAAATCACATATGGGTGTATCTGCCCTATAATAATATGGCGGGCCTTTCCAAAATTCGCGTTCTCCTAACTGGTCATAGCCTATATCTTTAACTGTTGGCGCATACGTTTCTTTCAGATATACGATTTCACCGGCTTTGTAGGGCGGTTTAATATACTTTACATCGCAGTCAAAGCCTCCATCATTACTTGTCTCAAATCTTCCGTCGCGCAGCATTTGTATATGCTTTGGTTGCGGATTTATCACCCGCCGTGTCATTGTCTTTCTGTCATCGTTTACCGCCTGTACGTTAGGCGTTGTAAAGCATAACCCTTTCATTTTGCATCTTCCTTTCTTTGCATAGCCTTATAACACATCGCCGCAACCTGCACCCATTCAGCGGCAGCTTTTTCAGCATATTTTTGCATTTCATATAAAACACGTTTAGTGTTCGGTAAATTTTTCTTAATCTCATCCCAGAAAATTGATAATTCTACATCAAATGAGTTTGAAGCCTCTTGCGCCTCTTGAAACTCCTCAAGTATAACCGCATAGCTTTCATGATCACTGTTATTCGCTTTTCCAAACTTTTCAGAAGCGCGGATATATTCTTGACGTTCCGCTTGTTTAATTTCAACCAAAAGCAGTTTCATTTGCGTTCCCCCGCCAAATACTCTTTTACCAATGCCATGTAATCCACCGCGGCGGTGCTGTTCTTGGAATACGCCATCAGCGGCTTACCGGCGAATGTCGTTTCATCCACCTTAACGGTTTTTCGGATGAATGTTTTAAAAACAGGAATATCAAGCTTTTTATGCAACCAATCCGCGCCTTGGGTGTTTACGCCGTTGCGCTGGTACATGGTTACAAAGCAACCGGCAATACGGATTTTTTTGTTAAAGTCTTTGATTTCCTCGATATGCTCCACCAGCTGCGCTATGCCGTCGAATGTGAATTTATCAATCTTGATCGGGATCATGACATCGTCGGCGGTAACCAGGGCATTGATTACGCTCATGTTGATATCCGGGGCGTTGTCGATCACAACATAGTCGTAATCATCATTCACGTCCTCCAGCGCTTTTTCAAGGCGTGTCTGCTGCTGCCTTGTGCTATCCAGCAATATATCTTTATTTGCGTGGAGCAAGTTCATGTTGGACGGCAGCAGATGGAGGCCGTCATAATCTGTTGTGCGGATCGCGTCCTTTATCTGGCAATTTTTCCGTGTCAGCACGTCCGATATTGATGGCCGGTCATAATCAAATAAACTAAAGAATTGGCTGGCGTTTCCCTGCTTATCGTTATCGATCAGCAGGACCCGCTTACCATGCACCGATGCGAGGATGTGCGCAATGTTGATCGCGCTGATTGTTTTGGCTACGCCGCCTTTTAAATTGATGATGTTTAAAACCTTCATGGTCATATATCCTTTCCGCCGTTTTGGATGTAGGCTATTGCCTGGGCTTCACAGTCCTTCAGGTTTTGAAACTTTGCCGCGCTGCCGCCTCTGTCCGGATGTAATATAAATGCCTTTTGCTTATACTGTGCGCGGATCTCTTCAACGGTTTTTGGCAGCTCTGCAAACCCAAGCTCTCTGAAATACTGCGGCATGGGCGCTGGAAGCGCAGGCAGGCCTTCAAGTATCGTCTGCAAGCTGAATATCCCTCTTTCACCGGCCCGCGCCAGATCCTCCAAAGTACATACCACCTGCGCAAAGCAATCTGTGCCGTATACCAGCTTGATTTTATTTGCTGCCGCCTTTTCAACGCTTTGCTCGAACTTCCATGTACGGCCATAGATGGAGAATTCCACCCACGCGGATTGCCTTCCCCAATCGTACTTATAGCCGGACGCTTGGATGCGCTCCATCACGCGCTTTAATTTATTTTCATAGTAGCTTGTCGAATTCTCATAAAGCTTTTTACTTGCCATGGTTAGACCTCCAATTTTAAATACTTTTCAATCTCTTCCGAAGCCGCCACCCAGCCCTTGCATTCCTTCACGCAAAAGCCTTGTGCAGCAAGCTTTGGTATCAATTCTTTTTGTTCGGCGCTTAAACGTCCGCCTTTCAGGCGTTTCAGTTCGATATATAGCCCATGATAACCGCCCCGCGCCACCGGTAGGCATAAATCCGGCACTCCTGCCTTGACGCCTTGTTCTTTCAGCCGCGCCGCTTCGAGCTTATTCCGGCTCCCTCCGTTCGGTATATGGTATAAAAGCTCTAGCTCTGGATATTTGCCGCTTTCATAACGCGCCCATATGAATAGGTATTTCTGCTCTATGCCCTCCTTGGGCACTTGCTGGCCGTAATATTTGGCAGGTATTACCGAGTTGCCGCAATCTGGCGGCTTATGTGGCCCCTGCGTTACTTTTTTTGGCTGATAGCCTTGTTTCATGCTTTTTACCCCTTTTCTTCTGTTGGCTTTGACTAAAATTTATAAGCTTGCTGCGCATTCTGGCATAAATATAGGCACCGGCCACGAATTCCGATCTTTTAATTGTGCAATCATTGAACGAATAGTCCGGAAAGAGCTTTTCAAATATCTCCCTTGGCTTGTTTTCAAAGTCGAAAACCATCTGCTCCACCTTGCGGCGGCTGATCTTGGTATCATTCACTTTAACTTCCGGCTCTAACAGGTTCCGGCTGGAAGCCCAGCGCTTGCCGCCGTTTGGCGCTTTTGTGATGTATTTAGCCAAAGCCACCAGGCCATTATCATCCGGTTGCAGGCGGCGCGTGTTTGCCCAGCCTTTTCCCTTCCAAAGCTCTTCCGCAACATCACGATCCATGCCCGACATGATTACATGGTGATGGATGCGCTTATTTTTTTTACTGCCTTCATGCAGATATTCGATGACGTATATATATTTCAGTTCCGGCAAGCCGTTTTTTTCTCTGTAATCCTTCACGCGGCGTAGATAGTTCCGAATGTCGCGCCGTGCTGTTTTTTCATCCGGTGAACTGCCTTTATATGAAAGCGTGATGCAAATATCCTCTGATGTGAAATTTGCATCGATTAATCTTTGAACTCTTAATTTTGCATTTTTATCGTTCAGGTTTTTTTGTGCTTCTCTGGTTGTTGCTCTTCTGGCTTTTCGGTTTTCATCGTAATCGTTCCAAAGCGGATAAATCTCTAATTCGAGCTGACGGCCTGACTTGATTATCCGCACCCTATACCTTCCAACGAATTTATGATTTAATTCTTTTTTTATGTTTAAAATATCCTCACATGTTTGGTCAAAGAGATAATCATATTTTTCGCCTGAATACTGCATTCTTTACCTTCCCCCGTATATGGTGTGCGTTGATGTTTTAATACCCAATACAAGCACTAAAAAGCGTCTTTTGGCGTACAGTTTTTTATAGCCCGATAATGGCTATATCAATGTGATCCGCTATCTTTTCAGGCTCGAATTTATCATGTATCTTGGCAAATATAACCCACCGCTCTATAGATGGGTTTTGGGCGCATACTTTGGTAAACAATTCGGCCCGCGCCGTGATACGTTCTGCATAGGCGGCTTTTTCGTAAATATCCATGCTTAAACCTCGCTCATGAAATCAAACAATGTCGGCGTTGCCAATTCATCCTCAACCGATGCGCAGTTTTCCACGGCTTGATCCCAATAGGTTTCTTTCAATTCGCATCCGATATGACGGCGTTTCATTTTTAAAGATACATATCCAGTCGAACCTATTCCGTCGAAAGGATCAAATACTATATCTCCTTCATTGCTCCACAAATTAACAACCCGTTCAATTGCATCGAGCTGCAATGGGCATATATGCTTTTCATCTTTGTCATCCCTGGCGATCCGTGCATTTAATACATTGGTTTGCCGTATATCGAACCAAACCGGCGAAGCGTACCGCTGCCATACTTCCAGCGGAAAATCTTCCTTTGTATGCGTCACCGGCGCCGGATCGATATAATCATCGGCCCACTTACGAAAAACTACTAAATAATCTGCCATGCCCTGGCGGCTGTGGCTGCTGTCCTTGCGGAGCTGCTTATATAATAGGCCATGGCTTTTTGTGCGCTGCATTTCTATGACAGGATCTTTCCATATGCATACTTCGGAATGATACGACCATCCGAATGCCTCAAGGTGCCGTATAATGTCACCACGGAAATCATATAACCCCGCGGTACCGTCTCGGCCCCGATATCTCGGCATCTGTTTGCAATGGATTACGCAAAGCCTTCCCGGCATCGTTATGCGGTAAAGCTCCTGAATGAGATAATCAAACTGCATAAAGAATTCCTTGGCATCTTTACAGTTGCCCATATCCGCCAGATCATCAGAATAGATATATAGGTTTGCAAAAGGCGGGCTGAATACGCTCAGATGTATTTTGTTATCCGGGATCTGATGCGATATTTTTACGCAATCGCCATTGTAAATTACAAAGTTCTTTCCGTGGTGTTCCATTATGCGCTTATCCAATCCGGCAGGCTTATTTCCCTATCCTGCCTGTTTAATTTAAAATGCGTTCCCATTATTGCCGCGCCCTGGATGTCCTTAATGCTGTTGTACATGTTTTGGTTCATAGCCTCTTGCAAGGCTTCTTTTGCGTGGATGGTATCTAAAATCTGTTTTTCCGTGGTGCCCAGCACCGTATAAATATCAACAGGGTATTTCTGCCCGAAGCGCCAGACGCGCCGCTTGGCCTGATAGTATTTTTCATAGCTGTAATCCAGCCCGCAAAATATAGACTTGTGGCAGTTTTGGAAGTTCAGTCCGTAACCGAATATGGACGGCTTTGATATCAAAAGGCGGGTGCTTCCGTCTTTGAACCGCAGCGCCGCCTTTTCTTTTTCATCAATCGAATGATCGCCGCGCACTTCCACCGCATCCGGAATACACTTTTTTAGCGCATCCGCTTCGTAGTTGGTATCGCACCATATCAAATACTGTTCATCGGTGCTGTATGCAATATCCGCGCAATGCCGCGCCCGCAGGCCGCAGGTGATCCGCTTCTCTTTATGAAACGCCGTGGCGTTCTTTTCGATCTTGCGGAAAAACCCGTTTTCATAGTTGTGATCCAGTTCATCAATCTCCACCAGTATTTCATGCGTGCGCAGTTCCGGCAGCTCGAAGCCAGCGTCCGAGAATCCGATATCCGAAGGTTTACTCATGCATACCGCCCATGTAGATACCCATTCCCAAAACGATTTGACGGCATGGTTTTTGAGGCGGTATTTTCCGCATGACATAGTATCATTGATGAACCAGATGGAAAGCGCTTCGCATGACCGCATTACGCCTAAGAATTCCGCATGGTTTAAAAGCTCCATATGATCATTCGGCGCAGGTGTGGCCGTGCAGCTTAGTTTATATGGCGTATTCTGAAACGCGCTGATGATCTGGCGTTTGGTCTTGCCCATGAACGATTTTAATATGCTGCTTTCATCCAAAACGACGCCCTTGAAATGTTCCGGCCTGAAGTGATCCAGCATTTCATAGTTGGTGATGTTTATGCCGCGCCGTACATTATCTTGCGTCCGGCAGATATTTACCTTAATGCCGAATTTCTTCCCCTCTTCCGTTGTCTGCTGTGACACGGCCAAAGGCGCTAGGATAAGCACATCACCGCCCGTATGCGCACAAACCTTATCTGCATAATCGAGCTGCATGGCGGTTTTGCCCAGGCCGCAATCGGCAAATATGCCCGCGTTGCCTGTTTTTATCGCCCAACGGTCAATCGCAGCTTGAAAATCAAAAAGCAAAGGGTTAATATCTTCGCATTCAAAGCCGGATGTTTTCGCTGTATATTGCTTTGTTTCCAAAAACTCTTCGTATGTCATTCAACCTCTGCCCAAACCTTCCTATTATATTCATCCGCGATAATCTTTAATGGATGTGTTTTCAGCCGGTCTATGATCTTAGTCAAGCAATAGCTTCTGCCTATATCACAGCCCGCATCATCCGTCCAATGTTCGCAGTGCGGACAAACAAACTGTTCAGAGTAATTGCAGCATCCTTCATAGAACTCTGCATCTGTCATGCCGTCCCATGGTTGTATATACAGCCACAGTTTATTGCTTACAAAATCGCAGGCATAATGCGTTTTCACAGTATAAAAGTCCTTGCCGTCCTTCACCTGCTGCCGGTTATATAATTCACCTATTTTAATTGGGTGATTGCAAAGATCACACGTATGTTGCTTTCTGGCTTTCAGGTTTTTGCTTCTGATCAATGTCCGCATGGCTCAGGCCTCTTCCTTCCATTCGCATTTGCCGTCCTGCTCTTCTTGATTGCATTTTGCGCAGCAGTTCGGGCAGGTGCTTTCCCCGCATGGAGGACGCGGCCCTGCATATGGCGTACCGCATTCATTGCAGGTTTGCTCTGCATATTTTCCCGCCGATGTCATTCCCTCCCTTCCTGATCGATGATCTCGCCTGTTTCTTTGTCATATGGAATTTGTTTGGATTTTTGATCAACTTTACGCCGCGATGCATATTCCCGCGCCGTTTCGCACCCGCTTTTAAGCTTGTCCAGCAAATCCATGAAATCATCCGTTAATACCACTTCCGGCATGATCACAGCCGCAATTAAAAAGCCTGTCTTTGCCACGATATAGATTTCACCGGACGGCTTTTTACGCACATAAAACTCCACATTATCTAATACGTTGACAAGCGGTGATAAGTATTGGCTCTCGATAAACACTATGCCGTTGAATGTATGTAGTGATCTGAGCTGCATGCCGTTATAGGATATCGAAAGGTTATACTTTTCGATTTGGTATTCTTCTTGCACCGTATCTTCGAAAGATATATGCACCGGCATTTCCTCATAGCTGTAAAACCATTTATCACGTTGCTTTTCCGGAATATCGAATATTGTGTATATGCTTTCTTCGTTCAACAGCGGCAGGCCCGTTACCGGATAAAACGCCTTTCCGTTACCAATCCATTGGCACGGATTGTCGGCGTCATTTTCCAGAAGATATACGGTTTTGGTGTGTTTACAGATTTGCGCTACGTTTTTTATTTTCAAAGCTATTCCCTCCTTTCTTAATGGTTTTTAAACTTCCCGCGCCGTGTGGTTTTTCCGGCTGCGTTTTTCCCCATCTTAGCTTTTGGCTCTCCTTGCAATCGCAAGCCTCCCCCGGATCGAGGTTAGCATTGCAATGCGGGCATGGCCTATATGTTGCCAATATAATCACTCCCTTTGGTTTTCATTACCGGACAGCGGAAGCGGTGCTACCCTCTCCGCTCCCGCTCCGGTGTCCCCAATCCCGCGCATTTGCCGGGAATTGTTAATCATCCCATTTATAGTTGTAACCATCGAGCGCGAACGGTTTCTTTACCTTGCCGTTGCACCTGTCTATTAAGGTTTGATAGCTCATATAATTATGCCTTGCTGCTTCGCGGGCGCTTTTGTAGATGGCTACCTCCTGCCCGGATTGGTCTATCTTTAATACGCTTTTAGCGCTTGACATCGCGCCTGTTTTCTTTCCTATCTCACTCCGAGACATAAAAATCAGATTGTTTATCCAGTTGTCAGTTTTGATCCCGTTTTTATGCAAGCCGCAATGGTGCGCAGGCTTGTCTGGGAAAAAAGTAATTTTCATCAGCCGTACAATACGGAATTCACTTCTTTTGCCGTCACGGGCGCATATCCGGATGCTAACAGCGTTATTATTTATGATAGGTTTTATAACCCGCATTGCCCCTCTTTTAAAAATCTTCCTAACTCTGCCGCGGATGGATATGTCGTATAACCCTTCGTATCCTGGTATTGGCCTCCATGTTTCGGCTATTTCTTCGATATATTCATAATCCAGCGCCATTTCCTTTTTCGCTCCTGAAATGCCTTTTCTCACTGTGCGGCCTCTGCCCGGATGATCTTGCCGCCTTTGCGGATGAATTTAAGGCCGTATTTCTTTTCTAGGCTGGCAACGCTCTCTTTGCTTGCTGAATTCAATAAATCAATCACGCTGCTTTGGCGCTGCGCATTGATCGTCTCAATAAGCTGATTGCGGTCTATCTGCTCTGTTTCCATACGCCTTATCTCCCTTCGGTGAGAGTATATGTGTTGAAGGCATCCCTAAAGGCTTTTTCAGCGTATTCCGGCGCCCATTGATGTATTTCAAATTTTTGCCTCACCGGGTTTACTGCCCATCCCGTTCTATTGAGCAATACCTCTGCTTCCATATGCAGGACCTGATCATCAATGGCTTTTACTTGGTGCTGTATGTACGGAGGCACCGGATAAAGCCCGTATGCAGACAGAATAATCACTTCCAGCGTTTCCTCTATCGCTTTATAGCCGTTTATCTCTGTTTTTACCGGCCTTGGCAGATCGCATATATAAGCTTCAGCTGCATCATGCAACAGGCAGTAAAGCGGTATATTCCCTTCAAAGTAGAGCGCGGCCAGATCATGGCATAATACGCAGTGCTGCGCCACGCTGTAGAAGAATTTGCTGTGGCCGTTATAGCGGCATATATTGGAAAGCGCGTGTGCAATATCCTCAATGCAGATTTCAACCGGCTTGGGATCGAGCGGATAAAATTTAATGCCTGTGTATGTCTCAAAGTAATTCCCGGCTTTGCGTGTATCTGAAAGCATGTTTCCCCCCATGGCGCTACTCCTTATTTGCGAATACGTGATAGGCCAGATTATCGTTTAAAAGCACTACCGTACCTATAAATGATGAGCTGATCAAATCATTCCTTTTATCGCTGTCCCTGCATGTTTTTATGCGCCAGTTCTCAATATCGCTTTCCGAAGCTTCCACCAGCACATGCAGCGCAACACCAGCAAATGCAGATAAACCCCCCGTTACGGATAAAACCTTCGCGCTTTTCGGCAGCGGGATAATCTGATCGTTTTTTAAACAAATAGGGTACCTGCGAACCGTTTTCATATTACCCTCCATGCGCTTATACTTTTGTAAATAATAAAACCGCATATACTGCATTTACCGTGTTCGGGCATAATCTGTATTCGTTTCCGTCCTCATCTGTGATCTTCATAAAGCCGCTGTCATCCTCGATCTCTGCCTGGCCGTCATATATCGTTCTAATCATGATGATCCCCTTTCAAACCCTTTCGGGCGGGCTATGGCAATGCATAATCCATAGCCCCGGACAATACCCTTATATGCATTTGTCCATTCATCCCCGCCGCGCATCCTTGGCGGCTTCTAGCCTTTTTACAGCTTAGGCTCTGGCAGATCGCACTCTTGCTGCGTGTCAGATTTAACAATTTACGTATACCGCCTCTGTCCCTGCAAATTGACGGCCCACGTTGGCCGGTATCAATGCTTCCGGCTTATATGCTTTCGCAAACGCATTGCTGCAGGCTACCATCTTCCGGCTTCTACCGCAGCCCAGTACCGGGGAAGTTGTGGAAGATTAGGTTCATGCGCCTTTTCTCCCGCGTTGGTGCCCTGCTATGCCTATTCGCCTGACGTGCCCCGAACGCAGGTCTTAACGCAATAGCCGGACACCATATATGATAAGGAGGATAGAGTGAAAGCCCTCTTTCGAGGTGGTGGAGGAAGCAGGATTCGAACCTGCGGCCCCATGCGCCCAAGGCATGTGCGCTACCTAGTCTGCGCTATTCCTCCATAGTGGGCGGCTGCATCAACTCAACCGCCCATTGCGTTTTTCATTAGGGGTAAATGCGAGATTGGACTGCTGTTATTTAACTACATTCTCATCACCGTCCTTTATCCTTTGCGCAACTCTTTCAATCTTTTGTATCCACCGTCTATTACTTCGCCGCTCTGCCCGGCGCTTTATTTCCCCCCAGTTTTCAATAACCGCCGTAACTGCACAAAGTGCCAGAAATACCAGACACAATTTCATTACGAACAGGAGGAATTCTGGCCATCCCATCATTTACTATCGCCTTCTTCCCTGTCAGCCTTTGGCGTGCCATTTGCCGCAGCATCGCATGGCTGTTCTGCCTCTTTGCGCCGCAGTTCTGAACGCCTGTCCGCTTCATGCTCTGCCTCATCCCTTGTTACATAAAGGTCCTGTTCTTTGTATACGTAGGTGCTGCCATATATCGTATAGGTGATATCCTTGCGTGGCGTCCTGCTGTCAGCGTATGCATGCACTTGGTAAATGACGCCTGGGCAGGCAACTATCAACCCGTCCCATTCCCTTGCATACCAAACTTCTTGCCCTGGAACATATTTTGTGATAATCGTCAACATACGCTTATCTCCCTACTTTTTGATAATCTTGCCGGAATGGACCTTCAGCTTGCCATCTGTATCAATGTATAACGCGTTCGGCGGTTCTTTGGCCTTGCCCACGGTGTAAAAGGTGTGGGCGCCGATTCTGCAATACCGCGGTTTGTTCTTGCTATGCCCCCAATACTTACGGTTTGCCCGCTGGAACATCGTGCAGTTTGTCGGGAACACCTGGTTATTGATGGCGTACATTACCGCCTTGCGGCATTCTTTCACCGATGCGATCACGCCTTTACGCTTTGAAGTCAGTATCCACTTCCCGGCCTTGGCGTATTGGGATCTGCGCGTCAAATAGTGAATGCTGTATTTCCCTTTGTTGTTCTTATAGCGGTTTGTAATGGTCTGCGCCACGCCTACCTTGCCATAAAACGGCTGGTTTCGCGCTTCGGCATAGACCACGCGGATCATTTCATTGATCTCCGCTACGGTAAAGGTGTATTTGGTTTTCCCGTCCGGCGTTTTTTCCACCTTTGCAAAGGCAGTCGGCATACATATGGTGATGATAAGCAATACAATGATGATGCTTGAAATTGTTTTTTTCATAGACCTCCTTTTAGCAACGGCCCCCTGGCCTGCCGCTCTTTTGTATTTCATAGGCTTTCGCCTAAAGCTTTTGTGCTAAATCATAATCGCTTTTGAAAATCTCATATTCTTTTTCATCTCGAAGAATACCGTCAGTCGTTATTGCCGATGCATGCCTAATTCCTATAACTCTCCCGCCATACTTCTCAATGATTCTGTCATATAATTTTTCCGCTGGATTTCCTACGGTTACGAACCATTCAATCTTGCGAAACTTATACTTTGTAAATAGTTCCGAAAGAAACTGATAAAAATCCTTTGAAAAAGTGATGTTTACTTCTCCAAAATTGATCGCGCTAATGTTTGAGATTTTATATGTAAATCTGTCTATATTAGCAGAAAGATAACCTATGACATTGTCTTGCGCATCAACGCTTACCATTTGGAGCTTTTCCCACGAGCTTTCGTCGAGTTCAATTTTATAATTCCACGAGTTACCGCAATTGTAGAATTGATATTTTTCCTTAAATATGACTGATTGCCATACTTGATTTAGTTTATCTTTATATGAAAATGCCAGTTTAAGCATTTATTCGCACCTCGTTTTCATCATCTTCCCCGATGTCAACCTCGATATAAGTCGGCATCTTCGGTTGTCGCGTCCGATACTTATAAAGCAATGAATGGATCGTGTCTGGATGCACCTTGCAAAGCCGCGCCAGCTCCGGCACATTATTTGCCACCGCCACCGGCAGCCCCAATTCATCCTTGGTAATCTTCATGTAAACTTTCATGCCAGCCCCAGCATGTATTCTTCTTTTTGCGGATTGCCGCGCCCTTGATGATTGATTAATCTGTATGGTGATATGTGGTAATGGAAAATCTTTTTCCCCGGACGCTTAAACGCTGAGCCTATTGGCAAGCCGCCGTTTTTTTCATCCTGAATGCGCAGCCTTACTTCCATCTCGCACATGCCCAGGTATTCCGCAGCCAGCTTCACCGGCACGTTGCGGTATTTCATAATCTCCGCTTCTATCTCTTCACAGGAACGTACTGCCAGTTTGCTCATTGTTCTATCTCCTTTAAGATTTCATCATCGAATTCGTTATCAGCCGAAACGCTTTCTATCAGCGCCGCCATCAGCATGAGCTGTATCTTTTTTGTCTCACGCCATTCCGGGCGCTCTTCATCGTCTATCTTTTTGTTTTTTACAATACGGATAATCTTTCTATCCATATCATTCAAAGCTGCCTTTTCATCCAGCAGGTTGATCGCGGAATCCGAGAGATCCCGCTCGGTGAAGCTTGGCAGACACGCCTTCCATATGGGGTTTTCGCAAAGGCATTTGAAAAGCAGCGCCTTATCGTTATAGGCCCGCGCCAGTATCGGAATTACATCCGCTGGCACCTTGCGCTCACCGCCCTCATAGGCCTGCAGCGTGCGCAAATCAAACGGGTGCAATTGCGACGCTTGTTCTTGAGATAATCCCGCTTTTTTGCGGCTTTGCTGGATTAATTCGCTTATCTCCATCATGGTACTGCCTCCTATATATTGGTAAAATAAAAGTGTAAAAAAAATTAAGGGTGGTGTTATTCTTGAAAAAGTTTTATATCAATATCAAGCTTTTCAGAAAGTTTAAACATAAGCTCGCGGCCTGGGTTAAGCTTCCCCGCTTCAATTTTTGCAATTGCGCCCAACGTTACCCCGGCTGCCTGTGCAAGGGATTCCTGCGTATATTCCTTTTTGATCCTTGCTTCTGCAAACCATAGCCTTTTTCCAGACATTGAATGTTCTCCTTGTTTCAATTATTTATTTGTGCTATTATTTGGATATGTATGTATATGTACCAGTTGTGATATTACCTGCTGTGCATGTATTTAATATAATAGTCATTTGACTAATTGTCAATAGTTTTTTGACGAATGTAGGGAATTATTTTTATGGTTACCGTTGAACGAATTGAAGAATTATGTATAGAAAATAAAATAACCGTTGCCGAACTCGAAAGAAGAGTTGGTTTAGGCAATGGTGTTATAAGGCGGTGGAAAGAAAGAACTCCGGCGTCTGATAAGCTGAACGATATTGCTGATTATTTTAAAGTGTCAACGGATTATCTTCTTGGGCGCACGGATAACCCTAACATGGTCGTGCTTGATGGTGAAGATATTCCCGTAAAGTATAAAAAGCAGCTGGAAAAGCTGGATGTGGAAATGATAGAGATAGCGAAAGAAGCCGTCGCGGAAGGTCTCACGGCGGCTGATTTCAGGGAATTATTACGAATGGTGAAAAAAATTAAAAAGTCGGATCGTTAGTCGTTTAATGGGTTTTATTTGCAATTGCAATTGATGTTTTCTGCCGCTCTTAAATGTGATGATGGTTTGAATTGTTTTCATTGAAGGTTCCCCCCTTTGTCATTAGTGGAAACAATTCAATTATAAAAATTTGTATGGTCGTATTATTGGACTATACGAAAATTCGTTCGTATATTTATGATATTATTTAGCATATTTATATTTATCGTAACATTTTTAATTGTTTGGACTCTAATAGAATTCTTAAGTTGTTTACATTTTAATTCGCTAAGGCGGTTTAAAAATAATATATACGAAAGAAGATGTTATTATGGGGTTATTTAGCAAAAAGAAATCAAGTGAACACATCCAACAAACTGTTTCTGATCCTAAGTTGACTGCTATTGCCGAATGCCAAAAGCTGTTTGATGAAATTAGTTCAAAGAGAAGAACAATTGAAACAAGCGATAACCATGTTTCAAAATTAATTGCATGCGAACACATTAAATTGATATGCAATTCAATTAATAATCACATTAGTGAAAACGACTTAGATTTGCCTTTAACTACCGGTATAATCAATTCTGTTGACGAAACTATTGAAGAATTGTTTCAAGAAATAGAAAACGGTCAATCTCTGTTTAAATATGTCCATACAAAAGTCGTGGGCAGCACCTACAATAACGATGACGGTTCTTCTAGGCAGGAAATTATAGCAAAATTAAAAGAAGGTGACAGCCTAGATCTCGAAGCAACAACATATAAAAATGAGCCGTGCATTGAAGTTCATCACTATAGTGGTATGTTGGGGCACATCAATAAAGAATTTGTAGCAGACTTATATGATGCGGTTTTGGCTAATAAAATATGGCATGTTGCAGTTAGAAACATAACTGGTTCAAAAGATACAAACTTAGGGTGCAACTTAATTTTGCTGTTTTGTTGAATTGTTATTACCTGCAAAACATTTTTCTGGTAAGCGCGGTAAAAACCGAGTAATTGTAGATGGTCAACCGAAAAAGAATAAGCAGCTAATAAAAGAAAGTGATGTGTTTAAAATCAGGAATCCAAATGGCTATGGATCTGTTTACAAATTAAAGGGCAAACGGCGCAAACCATGGGCGGCTCGCGTTACTGTCGGCTGGGATGAATATAAAAAGCAGATTTATAAATTCATCGGTTGGTATGCAGATAAGCCGTCCGCTATTAAAGCGCTTTCAGATTATTATGATAATCCTGTCCCGAATGCCGGTATCACACTGGATGCGCTTTATATGGAATGGAGCAAGAATAAATATAAAGAGATAGAAAAAGACGGCGTTATCCAGCGCGTGATTTCCATTGATACCGAAAACAACTACCGCGCCGCCTGGAAGTACATGGATGCTATCAAAGACATGGAAGTCAGGGATATCCGCACAAATATTATGCAAAAGATTATTGATGATGCGGATTCTAAAAAAAGCAGATCGACCACCGAAAAGATTAAGGCGCTTTTTATACAGCTTTTTGATTACGCGTTGCAAAATGATATTGTGCGGCAGAATTACGCAAAGCACCTTGTTTTTACTGTACAGAAAGAGCGCGTGAAGCGTAACCCTTTTACCGATCTGGAAATAAAGGCAATCGAAAACGCCGCGGCAGATGGGAACCGGTTTGCAGAATTTATTATGGTGATGATTTATACCGGGTTTCGCCTGACAGAATTTATCACACTTACCCCATTTTCCTATGACGCTGCAGCTGGCACTTTGACCGGAGGCATTAAGACCGAGGCCGGATATGATCGCGTCGTTCCTGTGCATAAGAAAATAAAGCCGATAATAGAAAAGTGGCTTTCAAAAAAAGGGCAGGTCATATTTTGCAAGGATGACGGTACAAAATATTCGGAAACATATTTTAGAGACAGCTTTAAAGAATGCATCAGTGATCTTGGCATAGATCATAAAGCCCGTAAGCTTACCCCGCATTCCACCAGGCATACATTCGCTTCGATGCTAGATAAAGTAAACGCTACAGATAAAGTAAAAGAGTTAATCATGGGCCATACGGATTATAAAATGACGAAAAAAGTCTATATTCATAAACAGCTTGATGATCTTAAAAGTGCTATTGACCAGCTGCAATAAGTATCACACAAGTATCACTATCCCCAGTTTATGGCTTAAATAGGCGCTGTGCGTTTGAATGGGGTTCAAGAGGCCGGAAGTTCAAATCTTCTCACCCAGACCAAACCATGATAATCCGAACTTTTTCCTAATCGGGGAAGGGTTCGGATTTGTTATTTATTTCGGCACCTTTTATAAGAAGTATAGGAGGTGCCCAAAATGAAAGATTATCATTGCAACACACTGGGGATTGGTAGATACTGCAGGAATGCGGCTTGAATTTATCAAGCGCGAACGGCAGGAGCTTTACACACAGCTCCTTTTCTCGGCTGGTCTGGATGAATACCTTGCTGAAGTCGATGGCCGTGTTAAAGAGCGCATATGGGAACTGACACAACAGATCGCCCAGAAGCAGAGCATTACCGAAGAATTGAAATTGCGTGACCAGAGGAAATCGTACTTTGCGAGATCATATGCGGATAAAAGCAAAAAAGATTCAAAGAGGATTAATTGCCTCTTTTTATCTATTAACACAAGCGGATTCAATCTTTTTTCCATCATATGCATGCACAGGGTCAGGACAACCCTCCTGCTGTTTGACAACCCTTCTTTCTTACAGATGTCAGCGGATAACGAGCTATTACTGAATACCTGTCTGTTTTCCGCATTTGCTGCAAAACTGTGCACCCTCCATAAGTTGCGCGCCGCACTTTGTACAAAAAACGTCTACGGTATTCGGCCTTTGCAAGGGCTGCTGTACAGTCTCAGGCGCATATCCGGCCGGATACATGGCTTTGCTTTTACTCAGCACTGTTTTAAACTTCCATCCGTTACGTTTCGCGGCTTCCTTGACTGTCTTGGAAATGGCGCCCAGATCAAGGGAATATTCATACGCCTTGCCATCGGGACCGTACTGGACGCTTTTCACCTTGCGATAAAGCGTGATGCCGCTTTGGAACGACGTTTCGCCGCTCATGCCAAAGGACAGCCCCTGTCCTGTCTCCGTTGTTTTCTCGTACATATAGAGTACACGCTCACGTTCGTCCGCAAAGGCCGACGCTTCGTAGCTTGTTTTTTTGCTTCCCGTGCTCCATCGCGCATCGAGAAATTCAGTATTAATTGTGATATCGGCTCCGTTTCCGTATTGAACCGGAACACCCAGCGCCGATAGCTTTTCCCTAATTTCAGACAGAATTTGATGTTTCATGAGATTCCTCCTTAAACTGTTTTTGTTTTGGATACGCACATATATTTTGAATTCTTTCAATGTGCCACATATGTTTTATTGCTGTACCCGCACTGCTTCGAAGCTCCAGACCCTCTCCGGGTTGTAGCCTTCCGGAACGCCGAAAGACGCCGTTTCAACATTGGGCATTCCGGGTAGAGTAGAATTTTCATCCGCTGTTTTAAGAACATCATCACGATTTGCATATGGATGATAAAAAGGCACATACATAAATCCGGAGAGCGTATTACCGTCAAGCGACAGTTCAAACGCGTCTCTGCCCATATATTCTACAGCGTCTTCGGGTTTTTGGAAAATGATTTTATTTTCCGAGACCTCCACCTGGCCGTACACTTCCTTATATGGCACTTTTGTCTGCTTATCGCCTTGGGTTCTAAGCTGATATCCGCTTATTTCCACGGTATATTTTCCGTCAGCGTTTTTAGTTATGATCAGATGCTTTTTCTCAAATTCAATTAATCCACGTACATAATCTTTACTGTTGATGCTGATGTATTCCTCCAAACTTTTATATTTGATATTGGAACCCATAACGACGTCGTTACCGTATTTATTAAACAAATCATTAATATAGTTCATTGTAACCTCGTTGCCCTGAACCTTTAAAAGCTTATTCGTATAAAGCTGCCAGCTGCCCGTGAAATCCGCCGCAGCCGCTTCGGTTGGAGCGGGTGTCTCGGTAGATGTAGACACCTCCTCATCTTCGTCCAAAATCACGGTAAACCTCTGAAAATTATCAAACTCACTATTCTTTGTATTGTAATTGTACCGAAAATACAGGATTCCGAGGTCATTTACGCCCGGCTTCAGTCGTATACTGTACCAAATATTACCAGGCTGATTGGCGTATTCGATCGGCGTTGTTTTCTGATCACCAAGATAAAAATCCCATTCCCCGTAATCTGTTTGATTCCCTCGCTGTATGAACAGTATATCTCCGTTCGGGTTAAGGCTTGGGTTGACCTTCGCCAGCTCCTGCCGGTTGACATGGAGCGGCGTATTTGAATCAAGCTGAACCGCGATCGGAACGCCTTGGTCGTCGGTGTTCGTGTATGCTTTATAGGTGTTATGAGGCGGGAAAATTGAGGCGGCGGGATCCTGGCCCGCCAGCAAAGACTTCCAAGCGCTGTTCACTACATCATAATTAACAAGTGAATAAATGCCGTAATAGCCCACCCACGTAAACTTTTCTATTGTACCGTCCGCCCGGGGTTTCGTTTCGTATACGCCAAGCTCGGCAGTCTCCCTGTCCTTCTCCGGGTTCAACCAGTGGGTAACCGCTATCTTTCTGTCAGTATCGCCGGGATAATTGGGGTCCGCAAACCAGATGGCATTCCGGGATATTTTATAAACAACCATGGCATGGCCGATGCTGAAATCAGCTGTTTTAATACTGACTTCCTGCGGCTCGTGGCTCATTGCAATGGTATATAAGAAATAGTAATAGGTGAGGTCTTCGTTGACGTAGCGCAAATCATCATAGGTTTTATACCAGTCCTTGCTATAATAGTCCTGCATCAGAGAGCAAAGCCGGATTCCAAGTGAATCATCCCAGTACAACTCTTTCGTCGCATCGTACTGGTCGTTGTCTACGATAGGTTCCTGACGCAGGTGGCGGTCGCTTCGACCGTACATATTATAGTAATGGATTTCGGCGATCGACTGGCCGGCACAATGCCCGCCGGGACGGACATAGCTCCCGTAGTTGGGCGCGTAAAAATCGTCCTTACCGGGCTTGAATCCAGTCTCGAGAGGCTTATCCCGCACCAGGCTGTCCAGCTTTTCAATCTTTTCCTTGGTGATCACAAAACAGGAAAAGTGGCTGGTCATAAGCGTGATGGAATCACCATCCTGCGCAACGCAGGGAATCCCCTCCAGCGTACCCTTGTCTTTGTCATAGTAAAATGCCGCCGCGATCTCATCCGCCTCAATCTTGACCGGCACCTTTAGCGTCATGGGCTCCGCGGCGAACCCGTGGCCGTTGTTTACCGTAATCAGCGGTGTGGCGGGATGGAACAGACCACCGAAGGTATGGGATTCGATCTCCTGCCCGGAAATTTCAAACTCGATCTCTTCGCCGTAAGCTCCTCCCGGCACGATAATCTGCATCCCGTTAAGCGCGGAATCCCGGTTGTCAATTGTGATCGTACCGCCATTCGTTCCAATTTGCGCATCGGCGAGAGACATTTCTTTCCCAAGCTTTAGACTTCCTGTCACGGGCCCGGAGGCCGGACTGACGGGCAGAAAGACCAACAGTGTGCCAACGATGAGGCCAGCGGCTAGGACACAGGCGATGGAGATAAAGAGGACGCTCTTCTTTTTATTCCTGCCGCCCTTGGGTTTTGGACCTTTTGCAGACGGGCCGATTGGTTGTACGCCCGCGGGCAGGCCATGGACGGCTTTTCCGCACTTCCGGCAGTAGGCGGCTCCTAAATCTATTTTTTCACCGCAAGCCATGCAGAAGGCAACGGCCGTGTCCGCCTTCGCCCCGCAATATGCGCAAAAGCCATCGCCCGGTGTAATTTCTTTTCCACATTTTGAACAATTCATGCTGAACACTTCCTATCAAAAGATGTTTGTTAAGATATTGAAATGGATTACCTATATTTATGAAATTCTAGTGAGTATTGTTTGTATGATCAAAGTTTATATAACAAGTATATTAATAAACACCAATACTGTAAACGTTTTTGTTTTCAGACTGCAAATCAAAACCTTCTTCCAATAAATAAAGGGCTGTTGATATTCGAGCTCAGCCCTTTACTATCACACGATGGCTTGCTTTGTTTCAAAAGCTTACGTTTTGCCGGAGACCACGGGCGAATAGCTGCCGTAGACCTTCTTGCCGCTGACCGTCCTATAGGCACGTATCTTGTAATAGTAGGTTTTGCCCTTCGTCAGGCTCTTGTTGGTATAGTTTAGTGTTGTGCCTTTATTTATGGAGGTTACCTTCTTATAGGAACCCGCTTTGGAGTTGGCACGGCAGACCTCATAGCCGCTTGCGCCGGACACTTTCTTCCACGATATCTTGATGCTGGTGGAAGAGACCGGTTTTACGGTGATTGACGGCGCAGCGGGGACTGGTTTTGCGGATTTCACCGCGGAATAGCTGCTGTAGACCTTCTTGCCGCTAACTGTCCTGTAGGCACGTATCTTGTAATAATACGTTTTGCCAGTAGTAAGAGACGTATTCTTGCAGACTACCGTGCTGCCCGATATTGCCGTATAGACTTTGGTGTAGGCGCCTGTTTTGGAGTTGGCACGGCAGATTTCGTAGCCGCTTGCACCGGGCACGTTGTTCCACGTAATCTGGATGCTGTTGTAAGATGCGGAGACAACCTTTACCGATACTGGCGCCGCCAGGGTGGCGGCAAATATTGGATACCCACCGCTTGAGGCTATCCATTTCTCAACCGGAGTGCCGTCCGCGATAGAAGGTATTACGCTCCTTCCACCGTTTAGGGCTGTAAGAAAAGGATATGGATCTCCGTTTGGGGTCTTCGCATTAGAGTTCATATTGGTCGGAGAAATGATATACGTAATACTGGACGTATCCGTTCCTTTCATTACGGCCTCAGACAGGCCGGCCATATTATACGTATAGCTGCTTGTCCCCAAGCCGACAGCTGTTGCCATTGCGTTGGTATTCCAATAACAGTTTATGATAATAAAATTATTATTTTGTATACAGCCGATCAAGCCGCCCGCATCACCTGACACAGAAGTTCCCGGCGCGGTTCCGGTCGTTACTGTTCCGGCAGCATAGCAGTTTTTCATGGCGCCGCCATAAGCCCATCCCACTATTCCACCTGCCTCGAAGCCGCTGACTGCAGCGGTAGCGTAACTGTTCTCAATCGCATTTGAATAAGTGCACCCCACAATGCCGCCGGCGCTCGTCCAGCCGGTTCCAGCAGATATTGTTCCGGATACATGACAGTTGACGATCATGCTGCTGTTTGCACCCGCAATACCGCCAGCACATGCGTTGTTCTTAGACGAATAAATGGCCGCATCAACGCCGGTATTTTTGATCTCGGCGTTGGCGCCAGCATTACCAAACAGCCCTAAGACTTCCAGCGTCGCATCAGGCGAACCGGATGTACCGATCCAAAGGCCGGCAATATCATTCCCGCTGCCATCGAAAGTCCCATTGAACCGATGGGCATTCGTTCCGATCGGCGTCCAGTTGTGTGAGCCGAGATCGACATCCTGTGTGAGGGCAACGGTCTTTCCGGTAAAATCGTTACCCTCGTTTACAAGCTGCGCAAGCCCGGCGAGTTGTGCACCTGTGTTGATAGTGTAATACACGGCCGAGGTATTGTTTGTATACCAGCTTATATCCCGTGTGCTGCCGTCCCAGGCAGTGTTGGCCATAGCGGTGGACGGTATGCCGAATATAGCCATAATCATCAGGACTCCAATAAAAAAGCTTAAAAATCGTGTTTTCATGTTCTCCTCCAATATTTGTAAAATAAATAAATTGATTAATTACTTGGTAGTTTGCCTGGGGTTTTCAATTTTTCTCTCTCATTATAAGCACTTGAATTTTGAGTTTCGTCACCCAATCGGGTGATTTTATACAAAAAGCCCCTCATCTGTAAGTGATGAAGGGCTCAGCGGGAGCAATTGTTTGTGTTTTTATTACTCAATCAAAGGAGCTTTGATTTTAAGCAGGCGGTTCATCAACTCTGTCCGGTTATGAACTCCGACCTTTGCGTAAACGTTTTTTGCATGGGTCTTAACGGTGTTTTCACTCACACAAAGCTCTTTGGCAATCACTTGGTACGTTTTACCTGTTAGCAGCAGGGAGGCAATCTCCCGCTCGCGCTCCGTAAGCTTTTGTTCGAGCCCAAAATCGCATATCAGTCGTTTTTGCTCCTGCGGCGGTATCTCGGAAAACGCCGCCATATAGGCATGATGTTTCAGCAGAATAGCAAGTCGCGCGTAAAGCGGAGGCAACAGCACAAGAGCGACGCATACCACGCCAAGAGCCAACAGTAAAAGCTCCTGCCCGCTACCATGTGCCACCGCGTTTCCGATGATCGCACCAATCATCGCCCCAAGTACATTGGCGGAAAGTCCTATACCAAGAACCTTTGCGGGATTTTGATGAAACGACAGTATCTCACCCAGTATTGTCCACCAGAACAGGTTGAATATACCAAAGGCCCCCAGCATCAGGGTATCCACGACGAGGTAACTTACCGCCGACCGATCCATTAAAATAAATGCAATAAATGAGAATCCGGTCATAGCAATACTGGCATAGAGAATATAGGAGCGATTGACCTTACGCGGCAGGTTGCGAACAATTAGCACAGCCATGATGTAGGGAACGACCCAATACCAGCCTGCCAGCCATTCAAGGTGTGCGAAAGCGGGAGCCTGCACATGAAACATTAGCCCCACATTGAGCGCAACGGTCAGGATGAAAAGGCACAGGAAGGCAAGAGGCTTTTTAATGCTCACGGGCTTCTCCGACGGCGGAGCGGGCGGAGGTCTTTTTGAGAAATCCTGCTCAGGGAGCTTCAGCGCAAACACGAAGGCAACGCCCAGCAGCAGCATTGACAGCGCCAGCCCTATTTGACAGGAAATATCAATAGCCGCCTTGCCAAGCAGTATCGACAGAACGTAGGTAAAGATAAGCATATCCGCGATGGTTTTGATGCGTTCCTCCTTCGGAGTGCCGCTTTTTAGAAAATAGCCCCATGCCGCCACGCAACAGCCAACCAGGAATGAAGATGAAAAAAGCGCCGCCTTCCATAAAAACGAAGGTGGGAAGAAGAACGCGGTGGAGGCGACGATGCAAAAGACAGTGGATATGAGTATCAGCCGTTTGGCCTGTCGCATTGTTTTCACAAAGATGCCACAGAGGATGAGCCCGGCGCAGTGAGCGGCCATAGCACCTAAAACAAATGGTTCGGAGGGAACCAAATAAGAATCCAACAAAGCGTACAATATCCTGCCTTCAAACGGAACGGACAGCAACCAGGCAGAAAAAAGAGAGACAACGACTATGGATAACTTCCGGTTATTGAAACAAATTTGTCGTTTTATATCGTTTTTTACTTCCATTGGATATCCCATTCTCTTCCACAAATATTGAATAGCGTATTGTAAGCGCCCTTAATCACTGATTGCCTGCGACTTATGCTTTAACCCCTATGTGGCTAATTGATTGTATGGCTAAATAAATTGAAATATATATATTAATTTAGCATGAGTAAAAACTAAATTCAATAAATAGTAATGACCTGCCAAAGGAAAAAGCGGGAGAACCGAAAAATTCGGCTCTCCCGCTCATGTTATTTAGGTTTAATAGTTTCCACTGCTGCCTGTTCGTTGTCCTTTTGCTTTTTCCACTCTGTGAACTCCTGTTGCCCTTCATCGCTGTCGAAATAATTTCGTATGGATGGGAGTATCGTTCTTGCTAAAGATTCAATCACATCCTGGGGAATATCGGGAATTTTCTTGTCAGCGGACATGATACCCGCTCCTTTTTAACTGCTGCATACCGGTTTAACCTCCATATTAAGTTGTCAAAGATCACCTTTCGCGCTCTTCGCGATTTTTCACATTGCGGCGCATATTACGCCGCGCTTCTCGTTCCTCTTTATCGCGCAAGAATATCTCCGCAAATACTTCCTTCACGCGCTGCGGGGCTAATTTTAAGGCCTGCCGGAATTCGCTTGTCTGCTCATAGAGTTGTTCCCAACTTCTATGCAAATCAAATATACGCCATGTAGCTTTGTCTAGCTGCTGTGTCAGATCAGATATCTTTCTGCGGGAAAGAACGCCTTCCTTTGCGAGCGATATCACCTCCTTATAGTCTTTCTCGGCCAGTTCAACCTTGCCGAACATCTTTTTCCGGCCCAATTCATCAAGCTCATGGAACGTTTTGTTGATTTGGCGCTCTACGGTCAACTGTTCAGATACAGAAACCAGTTCCTTCTGTTGTTCATCCACTTGCTTTTCGATGCGTGCCAGCTTTTCGTTATCCTGCTGTATCTTGTAATCAAGAACAGACAGGTGCTGGGTTGTACTGCCGCGAATACCCCGCTCAAAGCCCTTAAAACCCGCTTCCGTCATGTGCTCATAGAACTTGTCCTGTAATAACGAGTAAGATGGTATCAGAACGGCTTTACCATTTTCGGCCCGTATTGGTTCGCCTTTTTCGTCCACAGCCTTTATAGACGCCCACTTTTTTGAGTGACTGACCTGATGGATCACCTCTTTCACTGTGCCAACAAGCGCCTTATCCTTACAGCGCTTTGTCCAGCGTATTTCCTTCTCCACCACAGGGATATATACTACGTGCAGATGATAGTGGTAAACATCCCGATTTAACTCCTCTGACAGGCTCTTGTTGCGTTCGTCGGCGTGCATAACAGCCGAAAGAATATATTGCTCTCCGCTCACCTCCTGCACGGCCATCCTATACGCTATGGAAAAGAAATCCTTTGCGTAATCATAGCCGCCGTGCTCGTCAAAGTACGAAGTATTCACATCGAACACCATTTCAGCAAACACATCCGCATCCGGTTTCAATCCGCGTGTGCTTATCGTTCCTTCTTCAAGCAATTGATCAAATGCCTGTGTATATGTGCCATCGCAGCTTTTGAACGAGAAATTGAGGTGGCTTCTTTCCTGCACGATATCCGGATTTGAATAGATTTCATTTTTGCGTTCATTGTGACGCTCACGAATAGAGAAGTTATTACGTGGATACGCTTTGTTTCTCACAACTGTGCGGTCAACCTTCGAAATACAGCATCACTTCCTTTCATCATCGACGTCTGGGGGACGGGCACTTCCGGAGGAAGTGCATTACCCACTATGACACTTTCAGGCTGACGCCTGCAAAGTGCCGTGGGCGCTCCCGCGGGGCTCTGCGAGGCTGGGAAGGCAGTTAGATTTCTACGAAATCCCCGCCCAAAACCAACTCGCTGAAAATAAAAAAATGCACCATCGTGGTGCAAATTCCAGCTGCGTATTGTTGAAATATGCTCCAATATGGTTCATATCTCGGCCAGCGAGGACAGCAGCACGTCCGGCAGGTCCGACAGGTTCTCCGTCATCTGTAACTCTGTCGTTTTTCCCTCCATGGCGAGAGCGGGTAAGGTAATGTCCTTCAACGCTTCTGTCAACACCTTTCGTATAGTTTCCTCCAGACGATTTTCCTGCCGTGCCTGAAGGATGCAGTCCACCACATATTCGCTGCGCCGCTTTCCGGACTGTGCCGAAAAAAGAACGAAAGCCTCGCGGTGACGCGGGTTTTCCATATCGAACGTCAGATATCGTCTTTCACGCATTTCGTCACCCCAACAGGAGCTTATATCCCTCGGCGTTGGCGAAACGATCGAGAATAGCGATAGTATTCACCTCACCTGAGTATAGCCGCTTACCGATCAATTCCGCACCTCCGCCCACAAACACCATGGGCAACTTCAGATCAAGACCGCGCTCGCGGAGCGCGTTAAGCAATTCCCTGAGATAATGCCGCATACGCCGCTCAACGATAACCTGAATCCTGTCTTTATCCACGTGCTGTAAGCGTCCCTGCATAGCGTCGGAAATCAACGTATCGGAGAGGATAATGTTCTCCTGCTGCAATTCTTCCCGGATAGCATTGAACAGCGTAATCGTGCCCATGCGCAGGCTGGCGCAGCTTCCACGGTCGGCCTTGAAGTCATGCAGAGTGAGAATGTCCACCGTATACCCGCCGATATCCACGAGCGTTATGTTGTTGTATCCCTTTAGCGGCTGGTAATATTTGCAGAGCGCAGCATGGCCTTGAGCAAACACCTTGCAGTCCATGATCCGGCAGCAATATGAAATGCCTTCAAATTCAAAACTGACGCTTCCGCGCAGGAAGTATTTTCGGAAGGTTTCTTTCTGCGTGCCGTAAATATCGATGGGGAGTCCCACGCCGAGAACTATTTCAGCAGATGAGATATCTGTCCGCTTCATTGCGTCTGCAATGACGGGAAGTGATAAAATAAAGGCGTCGTCCTCCTTTGTCTTGTCTTGTTGAAAGCTCATACGCTTCCCGCCGATAGCATAATACTTACCTTCATAAAAAAGCTGCATATCGTCCGTGATAAATTCCTTATCACTCATCGTGAAGCCTGATGCGTAGAGCATACGCTCTGAGGATTTTGTGTTGTAGTTTCCGTTGTCGATTCCGAGTTTCAATTCCATAAATAGTGACCTCTCTTTTCTTTTAATGGTTTTTTTGAAATTAAAAAACGCCTCCCGTTTAGGGAAACGTCTGTGACAATATGATATTAACCGTTTAGGAATTCACGTAGTCCTTCCTGTTCATCGGTAAATTCCAGATATCTTTCTGTGATTCTGCTGATACGTTTCAGTATGGCGCTGTGCGTTTTAAAACCTGTTTTCTCAGCGATCTCCTGATATGTACAGCCCTTAACCCGAAGCTCAAGTATCTCGCGATCAAGCGGGGTAAGGTTTTGGTAGAACTTCTCGGTATCTAATTTTGAACAGATTGCATCTTCATATTGTGCGGTTGAGTCACTGATATAATCGCTAAGCTGAATCGATGAATCATTCTGGTCACTTCTGTTTGCTTCGATCAAAAAATCAAGAGAGACTGACGTTATATTTGAACGGGTATGATACCATTTCCGATAGAAGTCTATTTTTGCATTGCTATTGCGAACGTCGTAATCCTCAGCGCAACGCATTTCCCGCACGGCCTGAATACAAGGGAATAGGTTATTTTCTATTATGCCATGAAGCCCAATTTGCAGAAAAATGTTCTGGAACTCATCTAGCTCTATCCACTCTTGTTCTTTTTTAAGTGCATTGGCGAGGCTTTGAGGTGTTATGCCGCTCATATTCTCAAACGCTTTTTGCCAGATTGGAAGGGCGTGGGCAAGCCGCCAGACCGGATCATACGCTGAGAAGCACTCCATATATGTTGATATGCCAAAGGCCGGCCAAACAAAGTATGCGGTCAGATCGCATACTGCCTGTAAAAAATAATCGCCGGTGAGCTTTTCAATCCATTCTTTTTGTGTGAATATGCCGTGGACGCTGCGCGGTATCCCTGCCAAGCTTGGGCATTCCTTTTTCAGTAATTCTTCGGGGAATAGATAAAAAAGCGGCAAAAACTCAAAATTTGTGAGTTCTACGATTGCGGCTTTATTTTGTTGGGGATATAATATCCGTATCTTCATAGGCCACTCCCTTCTTCAATTTTAGTTGTTCTAATTAGATACGTCAACAGAACATATAAATTGTTCCGGGAAATTCGAAATATTTTTTTAATATCTATAGCAGAATAATATTCTATAGCAGGGTTGCTCTATTTAGATAAAGAGGTTATTATGTTGTTATAGAATTTCATAAGGCGGCATTGCTATGAATAATGAAAAAACTATAGGCGCACGGTTGAGACTGTTGCGCGATAACGCAAATATCACCCAGGTTGCACTTGCGGCCAAAATGGGGATTTCCCAGTCAAGCCTGAATCGGTATGAGAATGAAAATGCCGAAGCGCCATACAATATTCTGCGTTGGTATGCGGATTATTTTAACGTATCCCTTGACTACATCTATTGCCGCACAGAAAAACCATTTGGAAAGTATTTTGATTACCAGCCGGGAGAGGTAAAAAAGGAACTGGAAAAGGAAGCGGAATGGAGTGAATTTATCACAGCCTGTTTTGAGGAAGGCTCGCCTATGAACAGAAGGTTAAAAGAAATGCTCTTAGATTTGGTTGAGGAGGGAAAGAAATGAACGGTGTGATATACGCGAGATATTCAAGTGATAATCAGCGGGAAGAATCTATTGAAGGTCAAATACGCGAGTGCACTGAATATGCGAACAAACAGGGAATAACCATCTTCGGAACGTATATTGACCGGGCCTACTCAGCCAAAACCGACAACCGTCCAGAGTTTCAGCGGTTAATAAAGGACAGCGCGAAACACTTGTTTGATGTGGTGATTGTCTGGAAGCTGGACAGGTTTGCCCGCAATCGATACGATTCCGCGTATTACAAGAATGTTCTGCGCAAAAATGGTGTGCGAGTGTTATCCGCAAAAGAAAATATATCCGACGGGCCGGAGGGCATTATCCTTGAATCCATGCTCGAAGGTTTTGCGGAGTATTACTCCGCCGAACTTGCGGTGAAGGTTATTCGCGGCATGACGGAAAATGCCCTAAAATGTAAATATAATGGCGGCACCATTACATACGGATATACCGTGGACGCGGATCAATATTATCAGCTTGATCCATTAACCACGCCGGTGGTATTGAATGTATTCAACCAATATGCTGATGGCCATACTGTTCAAGAGATCGTCAATTATCTGAACGAAAAAAATATTTCTTCGGCGCGGAATGGAAGAATTACCCTAAATACTGTTTCACATATGCTTCACAACAGGAAATATATCGGTGAATATAAATATCGAAATGTCGTTAATCCGGATGGAATTCCGGCAATTGTGCCAAAAGACTTGTTTGACAAGGTTCGGGAACGCCTTGAGAAGAACCGCCGCGCCCCGGCGAGGCATAAAGCCGAGGACGACTACCTGCTTACGACAAAGCTCCACTGTGGGGAGTGTGGTGCTTTTATGGTGGGCGAAAGCGGCACGAGCCAGACGAAAATCGTTTATCATTATTATAAGTGCGCCAACACAAAGAAAAGGCCCAAAAGCTGTAATAAGAAAACGGTTAAAAAAGAATGGATAGAAAATTTCGTTATTGACGAAACAGTGAAGCTACTCATGAATGATACTCTGCTGGACCAACTTGCGGATAAGCTTATCGTGCTCCAATCACAAGAGAACACGCAACTACCTCTTTTAAAAAAGCAGCTTGCAGACACGGAGAACGGTATAGAGAATTTGCTTAACGCGATTCAACAGGGCGTTTTAACTTCTTCTACTAAACGGAGGATGGATGAGCTTGAAGAACAAAAGAGCGACCTTGAGATAGCAATTATGCAGGAGGAAATACAAGCGCCGTTGCTGACGCGGGAACAGATATTGTTCTGGCTCTATAAGTTCAGGGGCATTGATGTTTCCGACAAAGACCAGTGTCAAAGATTAATAGATTGCTTTGTAAACGCGATCTATCTGTACGATGACAGGATGGTACTAACATTTAACTACAAAGAGGGGATAAAGCATATCACCTTTGAAGAGGTGCAAAGTTCGAATTTGGTTGACTTCGCTAGACCATAA